CATGGTAGGGCTGAGCGGCACGGCTGCCGTGGGTCCGTGGCAGGCCACGTTCTGGGCGAACGCCACGATGACCGGTCCGAGCGCGTACACGCGGGCGGACTCCGCCGTGAGCTTCACCTGGGCAGGTACGCAGCCCGCGCAGTCGGTGGGCAACACGTCCTGGTCCGCGAAGTGGACGACGAAGTTCACGCCCACCGTCGGCGGAACCTACCGGTTCACTCTCCAGTCTCCCGGGGGAGGGTTCCGCGCCCTGGTCAACGGCCGGACGGTCATCGACAACTGGGCCGCCCAGTCAACCACCGCCCAGACCGGGACGGTCACCCTGACCGCAGGCACCTCGGCGTCTGTAGAGGTGGACTACTACGTCCCGGCCGAAGGATCGGGGGCGACGACGGCCAACCTCATCCCGGGGGTATTCAACCCGACGTCCATCCCTGCGAGCTGGACCAGCCCGCTCTTCCCGGTGGTAGCGAACTACAGCTATACCTACCAGGCATCCGCAGGCACGGCAGGCGTGGCTGGTGCGGTGTCCGCCGTGGCCCCGAAGCCCAGGAAGTCCAGGGCGAAGAAAGCGGCAGCGGTGGCCCCGGAAGTAACTCTGGGCATCCCGTCCAACGCCAAGACCACCAACATCTCTAACACCTCTGCGCAGATCAACTTCACCGGCGTATCCGGAGCGACCTCATACCGCGTCCAGGTCTACCAGGGCGACTCCCTGAGCGGGGCGAAGGTGATTGATCAGACGGGCGGTGGCACGACCGGGTCGGCTGGCATGAAGCTCACCGGGCTGACGCCCGGCACGCTCTACGGCTGGCGCGTGATGGCCGAGAGCAGCGGGGGGAACGGTGCATGGTCCGGGCTGATCCAGTTCACGACCGGGGCCGCCCAGATCACCGCGCAGGTCTCCTGGTACAACGGCACCACGCTGATCGGACAGGCATCAGCGAACGGCACCACGACCGCTACGGTCAGCGGCACCCCGCCGGAGGGCGCGAACTGGGCCAGCGTGTACGTCAGCCTCACCGGGTCCGGGGCAGGGTTCTCCCACAGCTTCACGCAGGTGATGGGGAAGGTCGTCCCGACCGGGCTGACCCTCACCGCTCCGGTGCCCTACACCGCCACTGGGGGAGCCACGCAGTATTCCTCCACGATCGCGGGGAGGCGGACGGACGACGGGAACTATAACTGGGCCTCCCACGGGGGCACGCTGACGACCGCGTCTGGCATGGCCTACCCGCAGACGGCAGGCACACGAAGCTATGCCCTGGTGACGGGGCAGGCGAACACCAGCCTCGGCGTGACATTCCGGTCCTCCCCGGACTCGACCGCCGTGGCGGCTGGCAACGAGGCCCAGGGCCTGGTCTTCCGCTGGAGCAGCGACACCTCGTACTGGCGCTGCGATCGAACCGGGCTGCGGTACGTCTCGGGATCGACCTGGACCGACGTCGCCACCCACTCGACCCCGTTCTCCGACGGTGACCGGATGACCGTCACCCTGAGCGGCAGCTCCATCACCGTGCTGCGCAACGGCGTGCAGGTAGCGAGCGCGACAAGCAGCGTGAACTCCGCAGCCACCAGCCATGGATTAATGATGAATGACCGGACGGTGGCATAGTGACGCAGCAGATTGTTCTGATCGGCGGGACGCTCACAGAGGGGCACATTACCCAGGTCGTCTCCCCCGGGGAAGATTTCCAGGTCTACCTTTCTCCGGGCGTAACGGATGTCACCGGATCGATTGGCCTGGCCGAGCAGGTCACCCCGTCAGCCGCGCTGTCCGACTTCGCGATGTGGCAGGCAGGCGACCCCGATCCGGCTCAGACCTATGCGGGCTGGTCCACTGCCGGGCTCCAGAGTGCCAGCACCGGGTACTCCAGGCCGTGGGGCATCTTCTACCCCCCGCGTGACTATCACGTCAGCGGGGGGGTGCGCCTGTGGCCGCGTGCTGCCTACATGGCGGTCGGCTTCCAGTTCGCGAACGTCCCTGCGAGCGGACAGCAGAACCTGACCGGCGTGCAGGCAGAGGTCATGCCGCTCAGCTCAGCCGACGGACTAGACGACGCGCCCACCCCGAGCCCCTACCAGCTCCCCCGGACGGTCACGGCCATCATCAAGCCGAACCGCCTGAACTACGCGCCGAACCCGAACTTCCAGATATCCGCAGCGGGATGGACGACCGTAGGCTCCGCGACCATCTCCGCGACCGGTCTGGTGACCCTCCACAGCCCTGCCGACTCGGTCTACCTCAACGTGCCGGACCTCATCCTCGGCGACCAGTTCACGGCCAGCCTGGAGGCCGCCTTCACGGCGGCCGGGATTCAGGACGTCGCGCTCGTCGTCGGCACCCAGGTCGGCGGTATCCCCGGAGCGACCGGGCTCGACCTCGCGGCCGGAACCTACCAGCCCCAGCTGACCTTCACCGCCCCGGCGTCCACGGTGCAGCTCTATGTCCAGCCGATCTATAACAGCGACGTCACCTTCCCGCTGACGGTACAGCTCTCCGAGACCCTGATCGAATCGGGGGAGATCGTCGGGAGCTACTTCGACGGAAGCTTCGGCAACCCCGACTACGGGTGGGACGGAACACCCGGCCTGAGCAGGTCTTACTGGTATGAGAACTGGAAACCTGGCCAGGTAGTCGTCAACGACATCATGACTAGGCAGACCCCGCTGTCGATCAGCGCGGCCGACCCAGAATATTTTTCTCCGCCCTCCCAGTAGGAGTTGACCCCGGTGCGCATCTCGTGTAAACTCAGTCTTGTAAGGCAGCAAGGCCGAGGAGGGACCTGAGATGACCGAGTTCAACAGCAAGGCAGACCAGTCGCGCTGGACCCGCAGCCACGCGGACGACGAGATCACCTGGTGGACCGAGGCGGGTCCTGGCGGAACGATCATCGTTCACGAGACCGGCCGCTCCGAGCACCTCTCCGGAAAGTAGGGCGAACCATGGACCCCCGGAACATCCAGATCTACGTCAACGGCACCCTCACCGAGGTCCGTCCCGAGGACGAGACCTTCGAGCGCACCCTCTCGCTGGAGGGCACGTACCGCCCGGACAAGCACCAGAAGCGGGCGGCATACATCGGGAACCAGGTCAAGGTCCCCGGCTATGTCGGATGGGACGTCCGCACCGTCCTGTCCGTCAGCACTGACCGCCAGTCCTGGCGGGACGAGTACGGGGACGAGCACTACACCGTAGACATTCTTCTCTGAGGGGGTTGCGGGAGGCGCGCACCTCGTGTAAACTCATACTTGTAAGGAAGAAGAACAAGGGGAGGAACCCAAGATGAGCACCAAGACCGCCGCCCGCGCCACCGACATCACCCGCTCCGTCGAGGCCCGCGACCTGCGAGCCGGAACCCCGGTCATCTTCGAGGGCCAGCGCCGGATCGTCCGCGAGAACGAGATCTCCTTCGACAAGGCCGAGCAGAACTTCTACCGGAACATCCGGTTCGAGGACGGCCTGGCGATCACCCGCCCCGAGCGCGATCACCTCCAGCGGGACGAGTCCTTCGCGGTCGGCGAGGGCGCGACCGAGCGGCTGTACACCGACTCCCACGCCTACACGGTCATCAAGGTCTCCCCGAGCGGCAAGACCATCACCATCCAGCGCGACACCGCCACCCTGAGCCCCGACTTCAAGCCGGAGACCATCCTCGGCGGCTTCGTCGGGCACACGGTCAACCAGCACGAGCAGAGCTACACCTACGAGGCCGACCCCGAGGGCGCGACCTTCACCGCCCGCTACACCAAGCGCGGCTGGACCACCCCCGGCGGCTCCAGGATCGGCCACGGTCGCCACGAGTTCTACGACTACAACTTCTGATCACCAGCAGGACCGGGGCGGGGGAATCTCCCCCGCCCCTACCCGTAGGAGGAACCGTGACCACGACACTCGCGATGACCAAGCTCCGCAACCAGCTCCTCAAGCTCCAGCCCGACCTGGTGGTCAAGCTCCGCAACGTCCGCATCAACGGCGCGCTGATGGGCTGCTCCGGGTTCGTGATCGACCCCGGGTCTGGCCGCATCGTCTACGTCAACACGGACCACAACCACGGCACCCGCCCGAACGACGCCTTCTACCGCACGGCCGAGTCTGACTCGGACTACACCGGGGGCCGGAACCGCTTCTCGACCTACGACGAGCTGCCCTCCAAGGTGGTCGAGCTGCTCGGCAAGCCCGGAGAATTCCGGGGAAGGGATCTCTGATGACCTACTGGACCATGACCGACGAACTCGCCCGCGACATCGTGGACGATGTCGTAGGGCTTCGCAACGAGACGTTCGACAAGGAACGGAAGGCCGCCGCCGCGAGGTACCTGGCCGCCCGGGAAGAAGGGCTCAGCCCCTACGAGGCGAACGCCAGGGCGAACGGGAACTAGACTCCCCGCCATGGAGACTGTCTTACTCATCGCCCTGGCCGCATTCTGGTGCTGGACCACCCTTCGCTTCCTCGCCCCCGTACGGGTGCCTGACAGGCTCGCCCTGCTCCTGTACGGGGGTTCCGCGTACGGTCTGACCTACGCTCCCCCGCGTGCCTTAGAAGCGCTTGCAGGCGCGGGGGGACTGGTACTGCTGACCGTCCTCTCCCGCATTGAGCCGCCCAACGCATGGGACTGGCGGGCTGTCTACGAGGCCGTCCGCCCCGCGCGACGTCGCCCCAGGCCAGAGGCCATGCCCGGACCCGGCCGAAGAATTCCAAGATTCTAGTCCGCCCAGCTTGCACTCCCCGTGCATCTCGTGTAAAGTCAGTCTTGTAAGGCAGTGACGAGGAGGACACGATGGACGCAGGAACGCGAGTAACGGTGAACGGGAAGACCGGCACGGTGGCTCCCCGCACCCCCGGGCTTAACGCGGAGTCGGTGAAGGTCCTGCTGGACGGCAAGAAGCGCGCCGGGGCCTACTTCACCAAGGACGTCAAGGTCCAGTCGCTCTCGGAGCGCACCGGGCTCACCCCGCTGGAGGAGAACTGATGCGGCATAAGTGGGACAAAGGACCTGGGAACGAAGAGCGGACCTGCGAGCGCTGCGGGGCGGTGCTCATCAAGTCCGTCGCAACGCGGGACTACGCGTACTACCGCGACGGCATAGACGGGAACGCCCCGGTGACCTTTTCGCATAAGATCCCGCAGTGCAAGGGCGCTGCCGAGAAGGAGAGCTGATGCAGCACGACGCGCACGTCGTCACGACGTTCCTGGCGGGCCAGGACCAGCGGCCGGAGGTCCGGGGGACGCAGCGGCAGATCCCGAACCTGCACGCCCGGTCCTTCAACGCGCTGCTCGCGTACCTCGTGGAGGTCGAGCGGTACGAGCCCGACGAGGCCCAGGACTTCCTGTTCCACGTCTTCGACAACATCAACGCCGGGACGCGGGCGGGCAACGTGGTCCACTACGACCCCGAGCGCGGCTACCAGCTCGACCTTTGGGAGCACTGACACCCACAGACGCCAGCAGGCTGTCCCTCCGGGGGCGGCCTGTTTTGCTATCTGCGTGACTCTCGTGTAAACTCGATCTTGTAAGGAGACCGAGGAGGACTTCATGATCAAGCGAACTATCACCGGCCTGGCCGTGCTCGGCGGGCTGCTGGGCACCACGGCGGCATTCACCACTTCCCCCGCGCACGCTGCGACCATGTCAACCGAGACCGTGGGCGTCAAGGTACTGGCCAAGGCCGAGACCAAGGCGGGCGACTGGTACGACGCGCGGGCGTACTATCCCACCGTCTCGCTCGACTGCTCGGGCCTGGTCTACTGGTCCGTCCGGGCTGCCGGGTATTCCTGGCCGTCCCAGCTCCGCACCACCTACGACATCCTCTCCTACGGTGTGTCCCACGGGTACGTGACGAAGGTCAAGTACCCGCAGCGGGGGGACCTCGCGTTCTACGGCTCCGGGCATGTCGAGTTCTGCACGACCTGGTACCACCACACCTACGGGGCGCACACGACCGGGCAGCGCATCGGGTGGACCCCATATTTCCCGGGAACTAGCTGGAACGTAACCGCGTTCTACCGCATCAACAAGTAGCCCTGTTCTGACATACCAGGGCCTAACCACCTAGCCTGAGCAGGCACACGACAGTGAGGAGAGCAAGTGGCAAGCAGAGTCATCGCCTTCGCCGGGCCGGGGGAATCTTCCCCGCGCAACACGAAGTCGTTACTGAACACCTGGATCACCGACGACACCGAGGTCACCGGGTTCTTCGTCCCGTCCGCCATCAGCAAGGCCGACCAGCCCGGTCTCGCGAACATCGTCGGCTACCTCATGGAGGACTGGGCGGACGACGAGGGCGACGAGGACCCGTTCGAGACCGCCTCCGCCAGCAAGCTCGTGGAGGCGCTGCTCGACCACGAGACGACGGACAGGTACCTGATCGTCGTTCTCGGGGAAGCCGAGATGGACAACACGACCGAGGCGCTGATCAAGCAGGCCCGCGAGTCTGGTGTGAAGGTCCTGGACCTGGCCGCCGGGCTGGATGAATACACCGGGGGAACCTCTCCCGCAGAACCGGCCGCAGAAGAGCCGGAGGAGCCCGCTGAGCGTCCGAGGCGGCGTCAGCGGACCACGACCACCCCCGAGCCGGAGAAGGCCGCAGAAGAGCCCTCCGAGCCTCGCAGGACCAGGGGCGTTCCGCGCGGGAAGGACCCGGACAAGACCGTCGGCCACCCGGAGATCGACCCGCCGTTCGAGCCGCCGTATGTGGAGGCCGTCCCGCCCGCGATCGACACGCCGCCGCCGGGGCTGGACGTCAACAAGATCCTCGGGACGCCGGAGGCCCAGAGCGACCCGCAGGTCCGCGTGGACTTCTTCGAGCACGCCAGCACCGACCAGTTCAAGGCGGTCATGATCGTCGCCCTGGAGGGCGCGCTGGCCGCGCTGAAGGGTGACCTCGGCCGCCCCCAGGAAGAGACCCACGCCTACCTCGTGGGCGAGGACGGAACCATCCTGAAGCGCCGTGGCCGGGGCAAGCCCGCCGCCGGGCAGAAGGTCGAGTTCCTGACCAAGAACGAGGCCGCATCACGCGGCTTCAGTGAGGAGAACTGATGAATCACCGGGAAGAGGAGGCGCAGGCACGCGTGTCCGCGCTCTTACACAACAGCGGGGGAACGTACGCCGCTGCCAGCCGGGAGACCGGCGTCCACCACGGCCAGCTCTCGGGCTGGCACCGTGGGCTGCACGTCCCGCAGGCCCGGAGCATGGAGAAACTGCGGGAGGTGACGAGCTAATGGAGACACTCGTCCAGATCGTCGCGGGCGTGGCGCTCGATGCGCTCTATGCCTACATCGGCATGGTCGCCCTCTCGGCGGCAGGGGTCCACGTCCCGTTCATTGCTGCGTTCGGCATCGTCATCGCCGTCGGTCTCGTGATCGCCGACGGCGTGCGGGTCGGCGTTAGGTCAGCAGCCAGGAAGTAATCCTCCCGCTGGAAATAAAGAGGGGCAACGCGAGTAATCTCAAGCGTTGCCCCTCTTGCCAGTGAGGAGGAGGAGACTGGCAGAATCAAGGTACCATTCTCCCCGCAGTATTGCAGAACACAAAGCCAGCGCAACGGCCTAGTAGTTGCGACCCGCGCGCTATTACAGAATGGGGAGGGTATGGAGCGCAACAATTTGTCAAGCCAGCCTGTACCCAAACTTGTGCTGGTCTTCGAAGGCGCATTAGCCTGGGTTCCCCCCGACGACCGGAAGAAGCAGCGCGCCTACGAGCGTGCCCTTTCGCGGGAAAAGTGGGGAGAGATGGCCGACCTCTTCGAGTTCAACCCGAGGATGGAGGCCGTCCTCTGGGACCGGGCCTACAGGATGAGCATGCAAATCGACATCTGTACATACCTAGGCCCGCAGGAATGGGCCGACGAAGTGGCCAGGAGAATCGGCGAGCAGGAGCTGCCGGTCCATTCCGTCTGGGCCACCACCCCGCAGAAGCTGGGCAGGCAGCTCAGCTACCAGCGGGACATCGCCCGCGTGTACGACCCGTGGCCGCAGAATGCCCTGATGTACGGGCCAAAGGGCAGGCACATCACCGACCCGAACCAGTTCGGCTATTGATATAATGAGATCTGGTTGCCTCTGTGTTGGCTTCGGGAGAGCTGCCCGGGATTGATCCCCCGGGTGGCCTCCCACCTCAACAGCCGGAGAGGCGACGCCGACACAGACATTCTGAGGCTACCCATGTTCAAAAGCTTTTTTGAGGCACGCGACGCACTGGACGCGTGGATGTTATCTGACCCTCCGCTGCCGAGTCAGCGCTGCGCGTTCATCATTTTCCGCATTCTGCTGGAGAACACGCACTTCACCAGCGCCAGGTATGGCGACGTCGTGCACTGGAAGACCTCCCAGGAAACCCTCGCGAAACTCACGGGGTACAAGACCCGGCAGGTACGAGACGGCCTGAAGATGCTGCATGATCTCGGACTGGTCAAACGATATGCCTCCCGGAACGGCAAGAGCGGGAGCCAGCCAGACAGAATTTCGGTCATGCTGGACGTGCTGGAGGAGCACACAGGATCGGCAATGGTTGCCGGTCCTGTAGCCACAGAGACGGCAATAGGCGCACACAGAGACGGCAACCATTGCCGCATCTATTCCTTATAGAAGAAGTAGAAGAACTACGAGTCGAACCCAGGAGGATCAATGACTTCGATCAAGGGCGGCAGGGGCACCCAGAAGGACCGCTATGAGCGTGAGCCCCGAAGCAATGTCCGGGAGTTACGGCCCGCTTCGGCAGCCCCGCGCGTAGCGCGCAAGCCGGACCTGGATGCATGCCCGCCCGGCTGGGACCCGGACGTCTGGCACCTCGCGCTGTACTTCAAGCAGGTGGCGGAGTCCACGACCCGGCGGGAGACCCTGGACGAGAAGATCCGGCTGGAGCACGGCCTCCCGCTGACCTATGCCTACCTGGAGAGGGCCTGCGAGCCCTTCAGGGCGTGGTTCTCCCGCCGCCAGGCCGGGATCACCGCCGGGGAGAAAAGTCGCTCAGGCAGGCCTCTCCGGCCCGTCTACGTGGGTTCCAGCACGAAGGACGTCCACGTCGCGGAGAATTGGGTGGAGGTCGTGGAGCAGGCGATCCGCTGGCACTTCGCGAAGTACTACGAGGACGAGTACGCGGCGGACACGTTCTGCGCTCCGGCCATCTTCCGGGATATGATCCGGGAGTCCCGGGAGAGGGCTTACGACTGGAATCTCCTGCGGATGCATCAGGAGGAGAGATAGTTGGACACCGGCATGCAGATCCTGGCGACCGTCTTAGACGACCCGGGAACCCTGAAGAAGTTCATCGAGTCCAGGTTCGACCTGGCATGGCTCGGCAGCAAGGACGACCTCTCGCAGACGGCAGTATTCAGCGAGACCGGGACCGACGCGTACCGGTTCATGCTGAAGCACTACGAGAAGCACCACCAGGCACCAAGCCGGGACTACTTCGAGCGGTCCTTCCCCCCGGAGACGATGAAGGTCCCGAGGCCGACGATGACGCCGGACGAGGTGCTTGACGTCGCTGTCCGCGAGCGGAAGATCCGCCAGCTCGAAGTCGTCGGCTCGGACTTCATCGATTTATTCGACGCGGGGAAGTTCGACCAGGCTGAGCAGCTCATCGACGAGACGGCCAGGAATCTGCGCAACCAGGGCGTCAACCCGTCGGTCCACCTCGTGCTGGACTCCGACGAGTACGACGTGGAGGACAAGTTCGGGCGGACGGAGACACCGGGCATCCGAACCGGCCACCCGACCCTTGACGATGCCTTCCCCGGGTTCCAGCCCGGACAGCTCATCGTCTACCTCGGGCGCTCGAAGGCCATGAAGACCACCCACGCTATCAAGAGCGCGCTGGCAGCCCATGAGGACGGCTGGAACGTGCTGTTCGTCTCCGTGGAGATCACGGCCGACTCTATCGCCGACCGGTTCGACTGCCACGCGGCAGGCATCGACCACAGCGACTACGTTCGCGGTCGGCTGTCGGACAAGCAGCGGTCGAAGCTCCTGGAGATGCAGGAGCGGCGCGGCCTTGACGGGAAGCTCCACATCGTCCAGCCGACCAGCGCGTACACGCTGACCGACTTAGAGTCGGACATCGACCGGTACGAGCCGGACTACGTGGTGGTGGACGGGTTCTACTTCCTCATCGACCGGGCTACCGGGAAGAGCGGGGCGAACTGGGAAGGGAACGACAACCTCTCCCGCGAGATCGCTGAGCTGACCCTGCGACGGGGCATAAGCACGCTGGTCACGATGCAGATCCGGGAGAAGCAGGCCCGCTCGGGGAAGAAGGGGTCGGGCTTCGACGACAACAGCATCGTCGGCGGCACCGGACTGACCATGGCGTGCTTCTACATGTTCACGCTCGACTTCGACCCGGACACCGGCATCAACACCATGACGAACACGAGGGCGCGAACGGGCTACCTGCCCACCCTCCGGGGCATCTGGATGTGGAAGGACTGCTCCTTCGACCCGGTAGGCGAAGACATCAACGACGACGAGGAAGAGGCTGACTACTAATGAACGCCCGCAAGTTCGACCCGACCGACTATGCCGAGGAGTGGCGTCACTTAACGTCACTTGGCGTCCGTGGGGCAGACATCATGGCCCGGAGCAGGCCGTCTACCACGTGGTACGTCCAGGAGGTCATGCCGCTCATCACCTATGCCCGCTGCACGGGGTGCGGTAACCCGTTCAAGGTTCATGAGGCTAAGAGCCTGGTGAAGTGCCACGGCATGTGCTCCATCCAGCCGACCTGGGGCAGGAACGGAAGGGGTCGGCGATGAGGCCGACATGGGATGAGTACTTCTTAGGGATTGCGGTTGCTGTCGCGACCCGCGCGGACTGCACCCGTCGTCAGGTCGGTGCTGTCATTACTAGAGGTAATCGCATTGTGTCAACTGGCTACAATGGTTCCCCTGCCGGGCTGCCGGGCTGCCTGACGGCCGGTGCCTGCCCCCGGGGGCGTCACTATGCTGCTACGCGCCTGGACGATATGGCGGAGGAGTATCTCGTGTCGGTTCACGGGATCATTCCCATACGGTGCATCTGCGGGAAGGTGTGGCCCTGCCCCGACAGCGCTGCCGAATACAGCTCCTATGATAACTGTGTTAGCTGCCACGCTGAAGCTAATGCTTTGATATACTCGGAAAGAGACAAGTGCGAGGGTGCGACGCTGTATTGCACCGATGAGCCATGCTTCTCTTGCTGGAAGCTGATATCCGGTGCAGGTATCGGAGAGGTGGTGACCCCCAATGGACGTGTCGAAGTTATGCGACGGGTGCGGGCGCTTTATGCGGAACGTTCACCCGAATCGTAAGCTGTGCGAGCCGTGCAAGGTTCAGAGGAGCCGGGAGCGCTCGGCCAAGAACTACCGGGAGAAAACTGCTGCCAGCCGTGGTGCTGGTCGTACCTGTGAAAGCTGCGGACGCGAGCTTCCGGCGGACGCCCGCGCGGCGTTAAGGTTCTGCAAGGACGAAACGTGTGTCAAGTCACGACAGCGGGAGCGCTGGCAGGCATGGCGTCAGCGGGAAGAAGAGGCCGGGACTTTCCGGGACACGGTTAACCAGTACCAGCGCGCATTTAGAGAGCGCACCGGTTATGCCCGTGACTATGAGCTGCGCACCAGATATGGAATCACCCTGGATGAGTGGCTGTCCATGGTGGAGGCTGTAGATGGCAAGTGCGAGATCTGCGGCGGCGACCAGGAATCCATGTGCGTGGACCATGATCATGCGAGCGGCAAGGTCCGTGGAGTCCTGTGCCGCAGGTGCAACCGTGCCATCGGCCAGCTCGGAGATACCGCCGACCATCTGAAGAAGGCCGTGGCCTATCTCAGTCGATTCGAGGGTGCAGCGCAGGAGGTCGTCGTTGTCTGACGTGCTCCAGATCCTGGACGAGCTGGGCATCGACTATCGGGTGGCAGGGGACGAGGCCACGGCTCTGTGCCCCAACCCCGAGCACCATGACAGCAGCCCCTCATGGTCGGTTAATACTGAGTCGGGACTTTTCAACTGCTTCTCCTGCGGCTACCGGGGTCCGCTCGTTCGTCTCGTTCGGGACCTCAAGGGTCTCCGGGAGGATGAGGCCGAGCGCTGGGTCCGGGTCATGCCCATGGCCAGCCGCATCCGCCGGGGCGAGCCCACGGTGCTGCTCAGCCGGTGGAACGACCGGCACCAGGAGCCCGAGGAGGAAGCGGCCCCCAGGATCACGGAGGCGTCGCTCTGGAAGTTCGTACCCCCGCCCCAGCGCCAGCTCGAACGGCGGCACATCAGTTCTGACTCGGCAGCCGCTCTCGGGATACTCTGGGATGAAGAACAGCACGCGTGGATTCTCCCGTTCCGGGACGCCGACGGCACCCTCCACGGCTGGCAGGTCAAAGAGACGCGGGGTGAGAAGCGTGTACGGAACTATCCCCGAGGAATTAAGAAGTCTGATTTCCTCTTTGGGTTACATGCGGCAGCTCCAGGTCGAGGTGTCCTGGTGGAGAGCCCGCTCGATGTTGCTCGCCTCCGGACTGCCGGAGTCAAAGGCGGAGTCAGCAGCTACGGTGTTCGTGTCGCGCGCGTTCAGCTTGACTTCATCACTGCCCGTTTCGACAGCCTGGTAATCGCCCTCGACAATGACCGGGCGGGCTGGTCGGAATCGGAGAAGCTCCGCAAGGGGTACCGTCGCCTCCCTGTTTCCTTCTTCGACTACGGAGACAGCGAGGCCAAGGACCCGGGCGACCTGACTGACGAAGAGATCCGCTGGGGAATCAAGCACGCCATCCCGTCAATAATCGCAAGGTTCTGATGCCAACGCGAAGGCTTAGTATTCGCGGCTGAGGAGGACCCGTGTTCGCTGGAGACCTGCATGGGTACCAGGAAGAGCCTGTCGATCGGGCAGTGGCCCGGGGGAGATTCTTAATCGCGGCTGAGCAGGGCACGGGGAAGACGCCCATGTCCATCGCGGTCGCGGAGGAGATGCTGGGCATCGGCCAGGCCAAGCTGTGCGTCATCGTCTGCCCGTCCGCGCTCAAGTACCAGTGGGCGCAGAGCCTCGCGCAGTTCACCGACCTGCCGAAGAAGAAGCACAAGCTCAAGCAGCAGACGGTGGTCATCCCCGCCAGCCCCGACTGCATCGTGATCGACGGCAAGCCCTTCCAGCGGAATACCCACCAATACTCCGCCGCCGACGACAGGAAGAGGCAGTGGGCTGAAGTCGGGGAGGCCACGGAGTACGTCATCGTGTCCTATGAGGACGTACTCGCGGACTACCGGTACTTACGCCGCATCGAGCCGGACCTGGTGATCGCCGACGAGATCACGGCCATCAAGTCATTCAAGGCCCAGCGCTCGAAGAAGCTCAAGAAGTACCTGGACAGCCCTTACCGGATTGGCCTGACCGGCACCCCGCTGGAGAATGGTCGGCCGGAGGAGCTGTTCAGCATCATGCAGTGGGTGGACGACACCATCCTGGGCCGCTGGGATCTCTTCGACGCGACGTATATCGTCCGGGACGACCGGGGGATTGTCCTCGGGTACCAGAACATCGACCTCCTGCTGGAGAAGATGGCCCCGGTAATGCACCGGCTCACCAAAGAGCAGCCCGAGGTCGCCAAGCACATGCCGGACGCCGTCATCGACGAATGGCATGTCGATCTCGGGGAAGACGCGCGGGCGGTCTACGAGCAGATGGGCATGGATCTCTACGACCGGATCAAGCAGCAGGCCAAGAACGGCGGCGGCTTCGACGTCGCGGCCTACTACGCGGGGCACTCCGACGAGAAGAGCGCGGTCGGGAAAATCATGTGCGTCCACACCGCAATGGAACAGCTCCTCGACCACCCCGACCTGATCATCATGTCCGGCATGGACTATGAGGAGACCCGGGGCCTTCCCGAGGCCAAGCAGAAGGGGTCCAGGTACTGCTATGACCTCTGGCAGTCCGGTGCCCTGGATGAGATAATCGGCTCCCCAAAACTTGGTCACCTGATCGAGCAGCTAAATGAACTGACCAACTCGGGGAGCAAGGTCCTGGTCTACACCAAGTACCGGGGGATGCTGGAGATCCTCGCGGAGGAGATCGGCCAGGAGTCTGTCCAGTTCCACGGCGCGATGAACCCGCACGACAAGGCTAGCGCCCTGGCTCAGTTCAAGGCGAAGTCCGGGCCGAAGGTGTTCCTGAGTTCGCACGCGGGGAGCCACGGCGTGGACCTGCCGGTCGCGGACCACCTCATTAACTACGACCCTGCCTGGTCGAGCGGGAAAGCTGACCAGATTAACGCCCGCCACGTCCGGGCCAGCTCGACCTTCAAGACCGTCTATATCCACAATCTCGTGACTTCGGGGACAGTGGAGGCGCGCATGCTCGATGTCCAGTCGGGGAAGCGGGAGACTAGTCGTGCATTCCTCGGGGACAAGAAGGGCGTCAAGGAGATGGAACGCCAGACCCAGTCCCTGACAAATTTCCTTGAGCAGACCATTGAGGGCTTGTCCCTTCTGACATGACCTACTCCCCTCTACTAGACTGGCCCGCATGAGCGACTTAGAGTTCCACGCCTTCCCGAAGATCCCCCGGTTATTCCGGGACTGCACGATCAGTGAAAAAATCGACGGTACGAATGCCGCTGTCGGTATCAAGGCGATCGAGCGGCGGGACAACGTTCCGGAGAACATCACCACGGCCAAGGTCTTCTACGACGGCCATGGTGGTGCCTTCGCGGTCTACGCGCAGAGTCGCAGCCGGATCATCACCCCCGGCAAGCAGACCGACAACCATGGCTTCGCCGCCTGGGTGCATGAGAACGCCCCCGTCCTGGTGAGCACCCTCGGGCCGGGCCTCCACTACGGCGAGTGGTGGGGGAACGGGATCAACCGGGGCTACGGCCTCCCTCGCGGGGAGAAGCGGTTCTCCCTCTTCAACACCAACCGCTGGACCCGGGAGAACCTGGAGAACTCCGGCCTCCCCGAGCTGGGCGTAGTCCCTGTCTTGTACCAGGGGCTGTTCACCACGGACGTCGTGAGCACCCAGGTCGAGCGGCTGCGGACCCTGGGCAGCGTGGCCGCCCCCGGGTTCATGAACCCCGAGGGGGTCGTGACCCACCACGAGGCCGGTCGGAACCTCTACAAGACCCTGGTCGAGAACGACCAGCTCCCGAAGGGGGCCTGATGGCCCAGCGGAAGCGCAACTCCCTGGGCGACGTGCTCCACGACTTCCAGCAGTTCATGTATTACCGGGGTCAGCAGTCGAACGCGAAGAAGTCCTTCGACAGTTTCGGGAAGAAGCTCAAGACCTTCCTGGACAACAACGGGACCGAGCTGAAGGACGACGAGGGAAATCCCGGGAACATCGTCTACAGGTTCGGCCAGCCCGTCTACATCGGGGAGAAGGCGTACGCGGGCTTCGAGAAGCGCCGCACCGACCCTTCCCCGGCATTCGACGAGGACGCCGCGCTGGAACTGGCCAAGGTAAAGGGCATCGACCTCAGCGAGGTGGCCGAGCAGATCTGGGTCGCGGACCAGAACGCTTTCTACCGTCTGCACCAGAAGGGCGTGTTCTCGGAGGAAGAGATTGATTCTCTCCTCGTTCTCCCCGAGGGTGCCGAGCCCGTTTACCGGTTCTTCCCGCTCGAAGCTGCGGGAGAAGATATGGAGGAGAACGAATGACCGTCCAGCCTGGACAGGTATGGGCTGACAACGACCCTCGCGTCCCGGGGAGAACTCTCCGTGTTGACGCAGTAGAAGGCGAGCATGCTATCTGCACGGTCCTTACAAACGAACCGGCGTACGAGGGTCACATGCCCAAGAAGACCACGCGCATCAAGCTCAGCCGGTTCAAGCCGACCAGCACCGGCTACCGCTTCATCGAGAACTCGGGGGAAACAGAATGATCAACGGTAAAGTTCCTGAGCACGTCCTGGAGGCCGAGTCCTTCACCATGTACGAGCTGATGGAGGCGGCCGGGGCTTCCCCGTGGGAGAACGTCAACAGCTCCGGTTACAACTCAGAGGTAAACCTCGGCTTCGCCGTCCGCTGGTTCGCGGAGTGGGTCGTGATGAACAAGCGCGAGCCCGAGTACGAGACCGGAGAATTCTACATGGACGCTAAGGGGGTCAAGTTCATGCGCGGCACCGGGGACTGGCCTTGGGCCGAGATCGTACCCGGAGTTACGTCCCACTGGCATGAGGACTACCCCACTCGGCCTCTCCGCAAGCTCGTGCCGGAGGAGAAGTAATGGCTGACGAGAACCCTTTCGAGAACGCCACCATGACCGATCTCCGTGATGAGGTCAACGTCATGCTCCGCTTCCTCGGTCCCATAATCCAGAAGCTCGTCCTGGGAATGGTCGAGCGCGCCTACGAGCTTGGCCGGGATGCTGAGCACGATGGCTGACGGCTATTTCGTCCCGGGGAAGGGCTGGGTCCAGGAAAAGGAGCCCGAGCCCTCCCCCGAGTATGGGGAGCCCGACGAGCTGTTAGGCACGCCGGTCATCCTCTTCCATCGCGGGGAGGAGAAGGAGTTCTTCCCGATCTCCAGCCTGGCCGCCGCGCTTAACCGGTCGGTCGTGACCATCAGGAAATGGGAGGGCAAGGGCTTCATTCCCAAGGCCACGTTCGGCACTCCGTCGAAGGCATTGGGCGGCAGGGTCCGGCTCTATACCCGGGCGCAGATAGTGGGCTTGCGTGACATTGCCCGGGAAGAAGGGCTCCTGGACGATCTCACCAAGGCCGTCACCAAAACCCAGTTCGCCGCCATGGCGCACATCCTGTTCAACGGGGAGAAGTAAATGAAGATCACCCGGAGCCGCGAGCACACGGTCAATTTAGGCAACTACGAGAACGTCAAGGTCGGTGCGTTCGTGGAGCTGACCGAGGACGACATCCGCGCGCTCGGGCCGGAGCCCAGCAAGGCTGTCAAGTACGCCGACGACATGCTCGACAAGCTGCTGGACCGGGACCTCAAGGAGGCCCTGGCCAACGTCCCGGCCAAGCAGCCGTCCCACCTGGAGACCTGGGCTCCCGGGGAGTAGTGGCCCTGTTCTGACAACCCCTCCCCGATCGGGGAGAATGGCAACATCACCAAGGAGGAGTATCAGTGCCTAGGCAGTTATCCCGCCGCCGGTCGGTCAACCCGGAGCCCGTGGAAGACGACGAGGACGAGGTCCAGGAGGAGCGCCCCCGCGCCCGCCGGACCCGTGACGAAGAGGACGAGCGTCCGGCCCCCCGCCGTCGCCCCGCCCGCGAGGAGGACGACGAGGAAGAGGAGCGCCCGCGCCCCCGGTTCCGCAAGTCTGGCGACGCGCCCGAGCGGAAGCGCCCGGCCAGCGCGGGGGGAAGCTCGCTGAAGAGCGGCTGGGGCTCGGGGAAGATGAAGTCCCGGGACTTCGACAAGGAGAAGTTCACCGTCGATGAGGACACGACCTACGTGTTCCGTTTCGCGGAGGAAGCCCCCATCGCTAGCTGGAACGAGCACTTCCTGAACAAGCTGCCCAAGGGCACCAGGAAGAGCTATGTCTGCGCTGAGGACGCGTGCCCGATCTGCGAGTACCTGGACGATGTCGGCGCGAAGGACGGCCACGCCGGATTCCGGCGGGCATTCAACGTCATCGTCTTCGACAAGAAGGGGAACCCCGAGGTCAAGTACTGGGTCGCCACCCCGGCGGTCATCAGCGAGATCGAGCGTTTCGCCTTTGATGAGGAGTGGACCGAGCCGCACGGGCCGCTGAACAACCCCAAGACCTACTTCAAGGTCTCGAAGGCGCGGCCGAATAAGGATGCCCCGTTCAAGTACCGGATCGAATTCATCCGGTCCCGCGACCTCGAAGAGGAGCGCAAGATCGTCCCGCTGTCGGCGGACGAGCTGGAGGAGCTGGCGGACGACTTCTTCACCCAGAAGGACGTCGTCAAGCTGGACTCGCTCGATACCCTGGACGAGGTTGTCGAGGAACTGAGCTAGGTGATCTCCAGCACCGTCGTGACGACCACCGAGCATCTCCGCTCGGTGGTCGCTCACTTCATGGGCCAAAAAGGTCTGGCTTACGACCTTGAGACTGTCGGAGAAGCGCGAGGGAACCCGGCGCTGAACACCGTGGCCTGGCTCAGCATGGCCACGGACGGCATGTGCGTCGTCGTACCGTTTGGTCATCCGATCGGAGACAAAGTCGTCGGGACGGCAAAAGAGCCCCGCGTCGATAAGAACGGCAAGACGCGGATGTTCACCGTCCCGGTCTATGAGGACCCGCCCGAGCAGTTAGACATCGGGACGGCGATCGAGATCTTACGCCCGCTCTTCTTCTCGCCCGACCATTTCTTCGTCAACCATGAGACCTCATTCGACCGTGGCTCCATCGCGAAGTACTTCGGGGAAATCCCGCCCGGCGAATACCACGACACCAAGGTCATCGAATGGCTGCTGAATGAGAACCGTCCGCAGCAGGGCCTGAAGTACCACACCAAGCGGCTCTACGGCGTGGACTATGACCATGAGAACGTCGGGAAATGCGTGGAGAAGCACCCCTTCTCCACCGTCGCGCACTACGCCTATATGGACGCTCTCTACACCTGGATGATCTTCAAGGACGAGTTCCCCAAGATCAAGGCCGCCGGGCTGGAGGACGTCTACCACGGCATCGAGCAGCCGCTGTTCTACGAGCTGACCGAGATGCGCCTGACCGGCACCCATGTTGATGTCCCGAAGCTGGAGGAGCTGCGGGAGACTCTGGGCGCGCGGCTGGTAGAGGATGAGGCCCGGGTCTACAAGGCCGCCGGGCAGGAGTTCAACATCGGCTCCGTCCCGCAGAAGCAGCGCATCCTCTATGGGCCGAAGCGCGAGGGCGGCCAGGCCCTTAAGCCCTGGAAGAAGACCAAGACCGGCGGCTGGAGCACTGACTCGGATGCCCTGGAAGGGTTCGAGGGCAATCCGCTGGTTGACGCCCTGCTGGCCTACCAGGACACCAACAAGATCCTGTCCACGTACGTGAACTCCTACCTCGGGGTGGAGGAGGACAAGCAGGCGGGAATCAAGGCCAAGCCCCGCCTGGTCCATGACAGCCGGATCTACGCCGAGGCCCAGCAGCACGGCACCCGCACCGGCCGGTTCTCCTATCGCGCTCCGAACCTCCAGAACCTGCCCCGGGCGGATGAGGATGGCGAAGGCGCTGGCGGGCTGCTCCGGTCCATCTTCGACGCTGCCCCGGGAGAGACACTGGTGGTGGCCGACTACGGCCAGATCGAGCTGGTACTGCTGGCCCACTACATCGGCCGGGGCACGATGTACGAGGGGTTCCTCAATGGCATCGATCCGCACTATTCGACAGCCGCGTCCGCGCTCGGGAAGAAGGTCCAGGACGTCACCAAGGACGAGCGGCAGAAATACGGCAAGAGCATCAACTTCGCTATCGTCTACGGTGCCGGGGCAGCCAAGGTTGCGAAGATGATCGGGATTTCCCAGAAGGAGGCCAGGAACTTCTTGGACACCTTCAACGATAACTCCCCCGAGATCGACTCGTTCCGGCAGAAGGTCATCCGCGAGGCCAAGAAACGGCGTCCCCCGCACATCCGCACCATCGGCGGGAGAATGCGCCGGGTGCCCGAGCTGTTCGCGGCCGACGACAAGCTGAGGCAGTATGCCGAACGGCAGACATTCAACAGCCTCATCCAGGGTGGCTCCGGGGACCTCACCAAGGTCGCCATAACCGAGGCCAACAAGGCATTCCGGGCGGCCGGTCACGGGGCGAAGGTTCTGCTTTCGGTACATGATGAGTTGGTGTGCTCTTCGCCTGAAGAACATGTGGAGGAGACGAAGCATCTCTTGGAGAAGGCGATGATTGATAACCGTATCGCACGCATGATCAGGGTGCCCGTTACTGCGGACGCTGGCATCGGCCGTACATGGTCGGAGGCAAAGTGACCGGGGCTAAGGTATGCATCCGCTGCGATAAGTCGAAGGAGTTATCGGAGTTCCAGAAGAACAAACAGAGGGGCGATGGGTTACAACAGTATTGCAAGCAGTGCAGGGCTGAGTATCTCGCTGGGTATCGCGCGGCCAACCCGGAGAAGGAGGAAGCACGCAGGGCGAAGGGTCGCCAGCAGCGCATAGAAGCTCGGGAGAAGGTCATGGAGCACTATGGCCGATTATGCCGATGCTGCGGAGAGTCTAACCCTAAATTCTTGACGGTGGAGCACATTAACGGCGGCGGCAGGCAGCACCGCAAGGAGATAGGTGCTTCTGCGATCAGCATCTGGCTGGTGAAGAATGACTTCCCCGAGGGATTCGAGCTTCTCTGCTACAACTGTAATTGCGGCAAGCGCGTGAACGATGGCGTATGCCCGCATGAAGACGAGATCGGGTAGGATTCCCACGTGACTGAGGGAGAGAGAATGGTTGACATAATCGACTTAGAGCCCAAGTACAAGGCTCGCCTGCTGTGGGACCTGCTGGAGCATGATGAGGTCCGGGGGTGGATGTCCAAGCTCGGGCTCGTTCCGCCGAGTGAGGAAGGGCTGGAGATGGACCACGTCGCGTGCCACAAGCGCGCCGCTCTGGTTCAGCCGCTCTCCCCGCTGATCTCGGCGTTCGCGGCGATGGCCTCCGAGATCCAGACCGCCTACATCATCGATGCGGCTGGCGACATGCTGGCCGAGGATGAGCGGGAGGATGCCGAGGAGATGTACTCGGACGTCGTGTTCAGGCATATGCAGTCGGCCAGCCTGGCGATCATCGCTGAGCTGCTCCAGGAGGGCGTCCTCGCGTACGGTCCCGAGGTGAAGCGTGTCTAGCTTCTGGAGCAAGGCGCTGGGCGTCCAGCCTGCGCAGCCCGCCCCGCACTGGAATGCATCTCAGACGCCCTCAGCGGCACTCCAGGGCGGTCAGGTGCCCGGGGGGTACCAGGTGCCACAGGGCCTGGCAGTGGCCGCCCCGAGCGCCGCTACGGACCAGGCAGGGGCCATCGCAGCCCAGCAGGGCTACATCAAGAAGCCGCCGGAGTGGATGCGGTCGCAGCCGACCGACACATGCCCCGAATGCGGGGGGAACTCGTTCGCGACGACGAGAGGCGCATTCACCGCCCGCTGCTATGAATGCGGCTATCTGCCCGGCCGGACTTTCCAGCCGCATGCAGGGGACATGACCTTCCGCCAGCCCGGGAACGTCCAGGCCACGCGCCAGCCCCATTCACTGGGCCAGAACTTCGGAACTATCAGGGTGGAGTAATCATGGAACGCCGGGAGATTGAGGAGGCGACCGGCGTGAGAGCAATACGAAGGGTGTCGGAGCACACCGTTGTCGTGGAGAACGTCAGCGGTCATTGCCGTCCCGCCACCCGTCTTGAGATTGCCCTCTGGTCCCTTCTGACAAGAGACACGCCCACCGCATAGAGTGCGGGCATGACAGATTCTTCGCTAAGCCCCGAGGTGCGGGCCTGGATGAGCCAGCTAAACAAGAGGGCGGGGGAAGGGACCATTGTCCTCGCGTCGGACGTTGTGGTCCCCCGCCGGTTCACCTCCGGCGACTTAGCGCTGGACGTCGCCCTCGGGGGCGGGTTCGCGGGTAACCAGTGGACAGAGCTGATCGGCAACGAATCCTCGGGCAAGACCCTGGTCGCCCTGAATTCCGTGGCGGCCAACCAGAAAGCGGACCCGGAGTTCACCACCTTCTGGTGCGCGGCCGAGCCGTACAACACGGAATACGCCGAGATGATCGGCGTCGATAACGCGCGGGTCGTCGTAGCACCGGCCGCCCAGGCAATGGAGCTGGGCCTGGAACTGGTCGAATTCGCCACCGCCTCCAAGCTGTACGACTGCGTGGTGCTGGACAGCTACCCGGCCCTCATTCCGGACGAGGAATACGAGAAGTCGATGGACGAATTCGTCGTCGGCACCGGGGCGAAGCTGTTCAACAAGTTCTGGAGGAAGGCCGGTAAGGTCAGCTACCGGAAGTCGGACGGCTCCGAGAAGCCTTTCTACGGCATCGTGATCAACCAGTTCCGCGACAAGATCGGGGGATTCTCCCCTCGCGGCGTCCCGCAGACCAGCCCCGGCGGCCACGGGAAGGACTACGCGTTCTACACCCGGCTGAAGATCCAGCACAAGGAATACAAGACCGAGAAGCGGCCGGGCGTCGAGAAGCCGGTGACCGTCGGGAAGACCGTCATGGTCACCACGATGAAGAACAAGTCCACCGCGCCCGAGCAGAAGGCCGAGTTCGACTTCTACTTCAGGAACGCGCCCTTCTCCGGTCACCGTCGCGGGGAAATCGACTTCGCCCCCGAGTACATCTCGCTCGGTAAGCTCTTCGGCGTCATCGGCGTCCGGGGGAGCTGGCTCGACTTCGACGGGATGTCCTGGAAGTCCAAGGCCGACATGGAGGCGTCCCTCCTGGAGGATCTCACGCTCCGGGAGAAGCTCCGCGACGAGGTGCTGGAGTACGCGTCCGACCCCCGGCTGGCCGACGAGATCGCCCAGCAGGCCGCCGACGAGGCCGAGACCAAGAGGAAGCGATAATGGACGACCGGATGAAGCGCTCCCGCAAGCAGGAGGCCGAGGGCGCGAAGCGCTGGGGCGGCCAGGTCAACTCCGGCTCCGGCAACGGGGACAAGTTCAAGAGCGACGTCCGCACCCCCGATGAGCTTATCGAGTTCAAGGGGACCAAGGCGGCCAGCTACAAGCTGACTTACGCCGACCTCGCAATTGCCTACCGTCATGCTCTCCTGGAGGACCGGGAGATGGTCTTCGGCATCGAGTTCTTCGCCGACGATCTCGCCTACTACCCCGGAATCCCGCGCCGGTACGTAGTGGCTCCCGAGGATGACTACATCGCCCTGAAGCAGCGCATCCGCGACCTGGAGGAAGAGAACCAGGACCTGAACCGTCACCTGGATTCGGCCATCCGTGAGGAGTACGAGGCGTGGTAGCCGTCCCGCGCCAGGAAGCTCCGTGGAATGGCACCGAGAAGTGTTCCGGGGCAGTCAGCGGCCCCTACGGCAAGGAGGGCTGGGACGACCCGTTCTTCGAGGGTGAGGAGGCCGAGGCGGTCGCGTTCTGCCGTGGCACTGACGACAGCACTCCGTGCCCCCAGTTATCGAACTGCCTGATCTTCGCGCTCCTGAATAACGAGCGCGACGGCGTATGGGGCGGACACGGAGTAGAGGACCGCAAGGCGATCCGGAAGAAATGGCCGCTCCGCCGGGGCCGCATTCCCCGCCCCGAGTGGAAGTTATTCGAACCTGGAATCCCTAGCTCCTGGTTCGCACCGGAAGAGCTGGAGGAGGATGACGATGACTAGCAAGCCGGTCGGCGTCATGGCGGAGATGGCCCGGATCAGGAAATCGAAGAACGTGCTCCTCGGCGAGCTGGAGAAGGCAGAGCTGGCGGAGTTCGAGGCCGAGAGCGACCGCCGGGCGGACGTCTTACACCCCTCAGAGATGGCCAAGAAAGACTGGTGCTACCGGGCCAGCTATCTCCGGATCAAGAACAACCGGTACGTCAAGGACGAGAAGTTCAGCGCCCAGATGCAGCGCATATTCGCAACGGGGAACGAAGCCCACACTAAGTGGCAGCGGAGGATGCGACAAACCGGGAAGCTCTGGGGCGACTGGCGCTGCACATCGTGCGCATGGGTCGCGAAGGGAATGCTGGAGCCTCCGACCGAGTTCGCCGATGGCTGCACCCGTTCAGGAGGGCATATCTGGGAGTATCGCGAGGTCAGCCTCCATCATGGACTCGTCGCCGGGCATGAGGACGGCGCGATGGACGACTACCTCGTGGAGGTCAAGACGATCGGCACCGGGACCGTCCGCCATGACGCCCCGAAGCTCCTGGCCGAGCACTACAAGGAGGTGGTCGGCGGCGGGAAGATCTACGACATCGACTCCCTCTGGAAGAGCCTGACCCGGCCCTTCCCGACCCATGTCCGCCAGGCCAACGTCTATCTCTGGCTGGCCAAGCAGATGGGCCTCCCGTTCACCCGCGTCCGGTTCCTGTACGAGTTGAAGCACAACAGCTCCACCAAGGAGTTCTCCGTCCCGCTGAGCGACCGGATCATGGAGCCAATTCTGACGGGCATAAGGGTCGTCGAATACGCTCTTGAGCAGGGCGTTCCCCCCGAGTGCAATCAGCGGGGAGATGGCGTCGATTGCAGCAGTTGCCGCCCGTACAACGAGGAGTTCAATGCCAAGCCGGAGAGTCCGGGAGGAGTTACCGCAGGAGGAGAGCCCGGAGGGGCTGTACCTCGGAAGCGGGTCGTCCGACGTCGCGCAGAAGCTCAGCGCCCGGGGGATAGAACTGAACGCGTGGGCTCGCCGACCGACGGGGATGCCCCCCGAGCTGCCCGCCGACGTGACGGGGCTGGCCGACCGAGAGCTGATGAAGCTGTTCACCAGCCTGTCGAGGTGGACCAGGTACCTGACGGTTCAGGTAGCAGCGGCAACGGCCGACGAGTCGTCCGCCGCAAGGGCCGTAGCGCGGGCGAAGACGCGTAAGGAAGACCTCGAAGAGCTTGAGGACGCCCGCGTCGAAGCGAAGAACTACTTCACGATGATCAAGGCGCTCTACGACATCACCGACAGGGACTTCAAGCTCCTGTCCCGTGAGATCACCCGGCGAACCGGCCGGGGAGCACAGGAGACCCGGGGGAACCGGGCGGAGGAGGACTAATGGCTGACGACGCCTACTGGACAGGGAGCTGCATCTACACGGATGACAGCCAGCGCCAGAACGAAGAGGCCCTGGCCGCCTTACGGGAGAAGCTCGTGGACAAGTACGTCCAGGACGACGGCACGCTGCGCACGTTCCCGGGCGGGGCGACGCGCGACACGGCCGACGGCAAGCCGGTCCCGTGGCGCTATGGCTCCGCGCTGGCGGACAAGCGATACGGGGAGTACATGCTGGGCAAGCAGGTCCAGACCGACGGGAAGACCCGCGCGGGGGACAACTGGAAGAATGGCTTCGGCCTTGAAGTGCTCGCCGACTCCCTCTCCCGGCATGTCACGGATCTCCGGCTGCACCTGGAGGGCTTCGCCGACGAGGCGACCGAGCAGGACATCGAGACGGTCCTCTGCGCGATCCGCTTCAACACGGACGGCTACCTCCACGAGCTGCTGGTCCAGAAGCGGGCACAGCACGAGCGGCACGATCAGCTAGGGCTGTGGTAATGGACTACGCGATGCGCGTGTACGTCAGCTATGCCATGTCTGGGTCACCCGACCTGTCACTGTCCCGGGGGGAGAGGCTCGCCTCCGAGTTACGCGACGCCTACCCGGACTACGAGTTCGTGGTCCCGCATGAGATCCCGCTGTCCGAGGACGGGAAGTCCCACGTCAACCCGACGTTCTCCCACGGCGAGTACATCCGCAAGGACATCGAGTTCGGGCTGAAGGACTGCGACGCCATCGCGCTGACCGAGGGCTGGACCCGGTCCACCGGCTGCCTCGCCGAGTTCTACTACGCCATGCTGTCCGGACACGACGCCTTCCTGGTCCAGGAGCAGGACGGCACGCACCAGACTGAGCTGATCAGCCTGTGGTGACCTGCTGGTGGTGCCACGAGGAGGGCGCGGTCGGGAAGGATGGCCTCTGCCCTCCGCATCATGCCCGCGACTTACGCATCAAGAGAACATACGGCATCGGTCTCGAAGAGGTCGGCCAGATCATCGCGGCCCAGGGCGGCTGGATATGCCCCGTCGGGGGAGAATTCCTGGACGACGAGAAGTGGGTGATTGATCACGACCATGCATCCAGGAGAGTTCGCGGGATATTGTGCGCCTACCATAACCATCGGACTGTCGGACGCCACCGCGATGGGGACCTATTGATCCGCGCGGGGGAATACCTGAACGATCCTCCAGCGTTCGGCATTATCCTCGACCCGACCGTCCCGAAGAAGAAGAGGAAGCGCGCTCCTAAGAAGTAGCCCTTCCCCCGTATTCTGGGGATAGAGGTGACGAATGAACGACGAAGAAGATTTCGGGGGCGCACCGCCCTTCGAGAACCGCAATAGCGCGTTCGGCGGTGGAATGATCGGCGGCCAGGCGATGTACGGCAATGGCCTGGCTCAGGAAGCCGCGCGGTATAACGCGCAGGTTCCGCATGCCTACCGGGCGTCCGGCTCGATGAACGGCATGAGCGCCCACCAGTACCAGGACACCTTGGGCGGTGCTTTCCCGACCATGAACGGTCTGGCCAAGAATAACTACGACGTGATGAAGTACAACATGGGGCGGCACTGATGACTGCGGTATTCACCACACCCGACGGCACCCCCCAGTCCGGCGTAGTCACGAACTCGGGCATGTCCGTCCGCACCACTCAGGTGAACCCTGGCCACACCGCCAGCCTGTTCACGAGCCAGGGCTCCCACGGGACGCCCGTCCTTGTCTCCGGCTGGACCGTCCAGGACGCATCCACCGGCTCCAACCAGCACACCGTCCGGAAGGGCTAGATCCATGGACCAGATTAAGACCTCCTTCGAGCCCATGGGGCCGTCCGGAATGGGCGCAGTCGTGAATATCAGCGGGGCTAGGTCGCCGTATACGAAGGCCGTTCCGGTTGGCGGCGTGCCGTCCGGTGTCGGCATCGACGGCCCGACCGCCCCGGCTGGAGCTGCGCAGCCCGCCACCCTGGTCAACGCCGAGGTGCTCGGCCCCTGCTGCAAGCCTATTACCACGCTGTACTACCCGAACGCTGCCGGGCACGAGCAGACCGGGCGGAACGTCAAGCTCCTCGCCCCGCGCACCGGCACCAGCTCGTTCTGGGACCAGCGGGGCTAGTCATGGGGCAGCGCAACTTCATCCGTGACACGCAGTCGATGGCGAACTGCCCCGGCTGCGGGGGCCAGGGCGTCAGCGTGTACCGGCACCCTCCGGCGAATGCCCGGCGGGACGACTACGCGGAGTCCACCAGGTGCAGCGACCCGTCGTGCAACCGGCTGCTCCGCTATTCGCCGACCACTCGTCCGCTCCCCGGAACCCGTGACTACGACGCGTACTCGGGGCGGTTCTCTACCTACAACGAGCCCGCCCGCGAGCGCGGGGTAAGCATGGTGATGCCGCGATGAAGAACCGCAAGTGGTGGGGCGGGTCCAACATGGTGCCCCTGTCCGGCCCGGACGCGCCGCCCCGCAGCGGAGGCGTACCGCAGGACAGCAAGCTGCGTCACAGCGTCCAGCCGCAGCCCAAGAGCATCGGGAACAAGACGTCCTGGGGCATGAACACTGTCGGCTCTACCGGGGGCACGGACACCGCGCCTACGGGCGGCGGCTTCATGACCCATGCCCCGCGCAAGGCCAGTATCTGGGGCCTGCCGACGCTCTACAACACGACCGCCCCTGACCGCCCCTACACCGGGGGAGAGTCGCGCAGCGACCACTTCAACGACGCGGCCAGCACGGCCGGGAACGACCCGTTCGCCCAGACGATCCGGAACCGGGTCCAGGACCAGCACAACCTGACCTTCTCTGAGCCCCCCGGCGACGACTAGGAGGGGCCATGACCGTTCCTCCGAAGTGGCGGGAACGCCGCGACGCGATCAAGGCCGCCATGCCAGAGGTGACGCGTCCGGGTTACGACGACGAGCGCGCGGAGTTCTCGCCCGAGAGCGATCCGGCCGAGCGTCATCGTATGTCCTATCAGGTCGCGAGGAATACGAGCATTCCTGCCGAGCATCTGGCTGGCCTATCCAAGATCGCTGCCGATTCAGAAGACGTGAGTGTCTCGAACGCCGGTCACTATGACCCGTACGCCCGTGAGATACACCTCCAGGGCAGCATGAGCAGCGCCGGTCTGAGGGCGACCCCGAAGACACGGTTAGCCTCGCGGCTGGACACGCTAGGCACGCTGACGCATGAGATGGGGCATCACCAGCACAACATGCTGAACCCTGTGCAGTTCGAGTGGGCAAGGCCCGGACTTAACGAGGCCGTGGCGGAGAACTACGCGGACAGGTACACGAATTCACCCCGGGACTCCGTATACGACCAGCACGTCTATATGTCGAACTACTCAACCCAGCAGTACCTGGGCGGAGCGCCGGGTGTCCAGGATTATCGCTCGTACCGTGGCGCGGGGAAGATGCCGGGCGAGGTAGCGTCCGACGACGAGATGTTCGGGACAGCCCCGGATTACATCCCGGCCGCCTCGAAGTTCAACGACCGGATGCGGGGGAAGTAAATGGCACTGACCGCGAACAACAGCAACTGGTCCGTGAATACGGGCGGGCTGGCTGCCGGGAACGTTGGGTCCAACGTTTATGGGGCTGGCGGAGATCCCATGGCAGTTCAATCCGGTACTCGGCTTGATCGACTTCGAATGGGTGTCGGGCAGACACCAGAGGCTCAATGGCCTGATGGCTATCTCGGCTCGGTCCAGAACCGCTACAGCGGGAAGAAGGACATCGACGCCCAGCTCGTAACGCGGCTATCCGACCGGTCCTATCAGCGGGGCGTCCACAAGGATGTCAAGATGCCCGCCAACGCCTATATGTGGCCCAGCGACTTCAACCCCGATAGCGGCCTCAAGAACCAGGCTCGCGGGAAAATGAGTCCCGAGGGAACCATCCTGGTCAAGCGGTTCTCCCCGCCCGGCAACCCGGTGGACAAGTTCTCCGCTGGCATTGCCTCCGAGCGGGAGATGATGGCCCTTTACAGTCGGTACGGCGTGAACGCCCATACTGGACAGGGGACCGACTCCGTCGATCCCGCCCGCGCGCAGATAATCGCGGGCATGCTCCCGCAGACAAGCTGGTAAACGGTGGATGTTAATCACGAGCACAATGCCCGCCGCTGGGGTACTGGCGTTAAGGCCCACTGGTGGGGCGGGGAAGCCGCCCCCGGGTCTAAGCCTGCGAACAAGCAGCTCTACAAGGATCTGGGCGATCTGGAAGCCTGGCATAAGAATCAGCACGATCTGTCGTTTGCAGAGGTGAACAAGGCACACGCTGCGGCGGATGAGCAGGCAGATGCTTACTGGAACGAGCGAGACCCCGGGGGATTCCACTATCACAAAGAAGCACCCGGCTGGAGCGAGTCATTCAGTCAGGCGTACACGGACCACAAGGAGCGGATGAAGCCCGTCGCGGAGTACGCAAGTCAGCGCAGGCGCGACATCTACTCGAAGTACCTCGGGCCGGACCACACGAATCTCTGGGGGGAGCCGGTCTCACAATGGGGCTATTCCGACGAGGACAAGGAAGCCGCCAAGGCTGGCCAGGACAGCGAGAAGCACGGCCAGACGTTCGGCAAGCTCCCGGAATACGGAGAGAACTACTGATGTTCGGGTTCAAGCGTAACCAGACGGCAGTATCGCCTGCACCGCAGGAGATGCCGGGCATGGCCCCGCTGAACCGCAACATCCAGCAGATGCAGTTTGGCAGGGTCCATGCCACGCGGGAGCAGCAGTCCGCCATGCAGCGGCGCATCGACGTCAGCGGCGCGCTCGGGCATACCAGCATCCAGTCAGGCGGGGCTCCCCCGTCCACGGGAATCGGGGAGACGGTACGCCGACAGAGGATGATCCACTCCATCTCCGGGCAGACCAGCATCCCCCCCGAGCACTTACAGGGCCTGAATGCCATTCACTATGGGAGCCCGGAGACAACCGCCGCTGACACCTACGGCTACTACAACCGGCGCGCTTCCAGCATTCACCTGGCTGAGGGTCCGGCCGACTCCGCGAATGCACGGCAGCGGGCGGACTTCGCCGGGATGTTCACCCACGAACTCGGCCACCATGTGGAGCAGGAAGAGCAGGGCCGGGGTGCAGAGACCGGCGTGCTCGCGCACTCTATGAAGGAAGCCCGCGCCGAGAACTACGCGGCTAAGTACGCCCCGGGACATACAAATCACGTCTATGACGATCACGAGGCTTCGGGCAACACGGGATGGAACTTCGATGCCGGTCCTTACCGTGCTGAGCGACGGGCCGGTAGTCTCCCCGGTCAGCCCGCGTCCACGGGGCCGGACCCGCGACAGATAGCGAAGGCCGAGAAGGGCTACAGGCCGGACACCCGGGAAGCCCAGAAGGCGATGTACCCCGGGCAGGAAAGCCGGGAGCACCCCGAGGGGACGGCGAAGGTCTGATGCCCGTACCCATTTCCCCCGATCTCATCGACCGGACGCTGGCCTGGCAGCAGCAGGCCGACATGGCGCAGTACCAGAATGCTGACGTGTCCGGCCCGGAAGAGCAGAAGATGACCTTCGCGCTGCTCTGCGCTTCCCCGCAGACACCGGAGGCGTTCATCGAGGCGAACCTAACCAATTCTGAAATGCCTCCCCGCTATGGCTACGATCGAGAGCAGCCGGGGATCATGGACGTCCTTTCAATTTCCTCTCCCCGGGCTCGGGGAAGGGCCGATCAAGTACAAGGCGGGATGCACTAATGGCTAGCGAAGAATGGGGAGAGGGCTCTGTCGGCGATGCCGCGCAGGCTGCTCCGAAGGTGGCCCCGAAGGCGATCCCGATTCACAAGCCTGGCACGCCCGAGTACGAGTCGGCTGTCAACGGCATGGCCGACAACATCGTGTCCTCCTACGTCGCGTCCGTCCAGGACCGCAGCAACAGCCTCTTGGGGGAGAAGTTCTACTCCCATGACGCGCACGGCGCGGCTCACGCGATCTCCCGGGGCCGTGATCCTGACAGCCCGGTCGGCAAGCTGTACCGCCGTGCCCCGCTCGGAGCGAAGACGGCTGGCTACGAGCAGGTCCACCCCGACCTCAACGTCGCCAAGCACTCCCCCGAGCAGTTACCGGGCATCCACCGCGCGGCCGGTGTCCTCGCGCGGTTATCCCCGCAGACCGGCTGGGGCATGAACATCCGCCAGGCCCACCAGGCTTACCAGATGGACCCCGACGGGCCGACGATGCAGAATCTCCGCGCCCACGCGGCCGGGGAGACCAAGTTCCGCGACCCCATCCCCGGGGACCTGAACAACCACCCGACGGTGAACGTCATCAAGGCCGTCGATCTCGCGCACGGTCGCGGGGAGGTCGGGGACTACGTCCGCCACGAGGGCAAGAACGTCGTCAAGATCGGGTCCTTCTACAACAACATCGTGAACCCGTCCACATCCGAGCGGACGACGGTGGACTTCCGCCACCACGACATCGCGAGGGGCCAGCTCCAGGACACCTCAGACGACCGGGGGCTCTCGGCGCGGGGCCGCTACAGCATGTACGAAGAGGCGACGAACCGTGCCACCGCCCGGATCAACGCCGACTACCCCGACATGCGCGAGCAGGCCGAGCCACTGAGGCCGCACCAGATCCAGGCCGTAGCCTGGTGGGGTGACAAGCGGGACGTCGATGCCCGCATGGCTGACTACCCCGGCGCTACGCGGTCGATCGATAGCAAGACGAACATCTTCCGCATCCCGAACGAGAACGGCCGGGGAAGCCGCTCGCTCTCCCGCTCCGACCTCGGGAAGCCGATCGGCCAGGACTAGTTGCGCCCTCCGTGATCCTCGTGTAAACTCGGTCTCGTAAGGCAGCAGGAACCGAGGGGGACACCATGAGCGAGCTTCTTGACCTCACCGACTACTACGCCGAGTTCGACACCGAAGAGCTTCTTGAGGACGCGGAGCGCTCCACGGGCGAGCACCTCGCTGCCATCGAGTATGTTCTCAGCACCCGGTAGGGGCAGAGGAGGAGCAATGGACTGGTCAATCTACGCCAAGGACCCGAACGGGGAGGGCGTGATCTTCCCGCTCGGGCATGCGGATCTTCACAAGGAGCCGGTATGGGGTCTCTGGGTCCAGCCCGCTGACCCGGAGCACGCCTGCTTCACCCGGTTCGACGAGTGGGGCCTCTACCTGGACACCGAGAACGTCACCTATGCGGAGGCGAAGTCCCGTGCCTGGGCTCTCGGGCTCAAGGGCTCACCGATCGGGGAAGAGTAATGCCCGTAGGACACTGCAAGGAGTGCGGGGAGGACGTTGAAGTCCTCCTTCCCGGCATCTACTGCCACGTCCCCAGGCCGGGCATCGAGAACAGCGACCTCATCCGCTGCGCCTTCGCCTGGACCCGGGGAGTCGTGGACGGATGGTATGACACCGTGGCCGAGCTGTGCACCAAGGCTGGCTGCGTCTCCAACCGCGAGGCCGAAGCCGAGTAAAATCGGGGGAGACGTCTTAAGGAGATCTCCCAATGGCCTTACCCAGCAACATCGGCTCAGTGAACGCAGAGCTGAAGCAGGGTGCTATCGACGGCACCTACAAGCAGGTCGTCAAGGACCGTGGCGGCGTCGTCGAGACCCTGACGTACTCCCAGGGCCGCCGCGACCTCTCCGTGTCGCTCTACGGCATCGTGGAGCAGGCGGACAAGTCGGTCCCCGGCACGATCGGGGAGAGCTTCCGCAGCCCCTACGCGGTCGTCACCCCGGACCCGGGCATCCAGGTCACGCACCAGCCTTCCTGACCCACCGCATGGCCCTTCTCTTCGGGGGAGGGTCTTTTGCGTGTTCTGACACCTCCGCCCGCCCCGGCTAGACTGGCCCGCATGAGCAAGCGCCTGCGATTAGTTATCTGCCCCGCGTGTCAGTCCGTGGAGCCCATCGAGTGGTGCGCCGAGAAGGCCGGGGCTAACCCCGACTGCGGACACGCCCAGTGCGATGACGCGCTCCAGGCGCGGATGATCGAGCACACGGTCAGCCAGGCCACGGGCCACTACTTCCACGCGACTCTGGGCCTCTTCGACGTCGATGCTGACGAGTGGGGCAAGCTCAGCATCCGCAAGGAGATCCTGAAGAACCTCCGCCCCCCGGGAGAAGCGACCCCATACGGCGCGGATATGTTCGATCTCCGCTCGAACTTCACCCAGGACGCCTCCATGTGCTGGAAGCAGCACGGCCGGACCAAGAACTGTGGGGACTGGAAGGCCGCGTCCAAGCGCCTGGTCCCCCCGACCAAGGAGCTGCGCAAGGAGCTGGGGCTGGAGACCAGGGACAAGCACCGGCCGACCGCCGCGTTCCTCTGCGACTACTGCCCCGTCCGGTCGATCATGCAGTCCCGCGCCAACGCCGACGCCGGTCACTACGACCGCCCCGAGTAAGAGGAGACCGCCATGCATTGGCCATTCATGCTCAAGAAGACCCACAGGCGCGAGATGAACTCGTTAGCCAGGGCGAATACTGAGGCCCTGACTGTGCTCGGGGAGAAGTACGAGCGCGACATGGATGCCGAGTACAGCCGGGCCACGAAGGACGGCATGGCCAAGGTCCACGCCTGGGCGCGTGACATCACCTGGGAGCTGTTCACGGCCGACAACCAGAACCCGACGGTCCAGATCAACCAGCTCAAGGCCGCCATGCAGCAGGCCGAGCAGCAGTTCAACCCGAAGCGATACTGAGGAGAAGTGATATGGAAGTACCGTTACTGGGACAGGGCCGTTCCGTCCCCGCCCCCGAGCCCGAGGCCGCGCTGATCGAGGCCGAGACCGCCTTCATCGTCTACCGGTACCCGGACGGGAAGGTCGGCCTGACGTACTGGGACGACGACGAGCTGACTATCGACCGTCAGGCCCACCCGCATGACATCATCGGCATGTCCGAGGCCGTTAATCCCGAAACGGATGAGTTCGGCGGCCCGGAGGACGGCAGGGTCTCCACCGCGTTCCTCGTCTACCGTGGCGCGGAGGGCGAGGTGCTGGCGAACACGGACATCGACGTGCCCATCGTGGCCGAGCGGACGCCGCATTCGCATGACGTCAGGGGCATGCTGGCCGCCGTCGTCCGCGACGTGGATACGATCTCCCACGCGCCCTACTTCGCTCAGGCCGTCGTCCAGGCCCAGATGATGGCCGGGAGGGCGATGCAGCAGCAGATGCAGAACCAGCAGATCCAGGCCAAGCTCGCGGGTGGGAAGTGACCGACCTTCCCCAGGGGTCCAGCGGCTACTTCAGCACGCCGTCGGACACGCTGGACCCCGCGCTTTTCGACGGGGACCACATCAAGTCCGACGTTCGCGGTGCCATCCTGAGCACGCTGCTGAGCTGGCTGAGCAGCCGGTTCGGCATCGACTCGCGCATGGTCCACGTCTGGCTCTCCGGCTCCGGCATCAGCTACCAGTGGGCTGCCGACCGGGGGAACGGCGACCTGGATGTCATGTACTCCGTATACCTGGACCTGCACGCTCCGGGGGAGCTGCACGGCCTCGGGGAAGAGGGCGTGGCCAACCTGCTGAACACGGTGGCCAAGGCCGAGCTGTGGCCCGCGACGTCGAACTCGAACATCGGGGGCAAGACATACGAAATCACCTTCTACTGCAACCCGGGCAACCGTCCGACTCCCGAGGGCGTCCACGCCTACGCGGCCTACGACCTCACCAGCGGGGCGTGGATCGTCCGGCCGCCGAAGCTCCCTGCCGACCCGGCCACGCTGTACCCGCAGAGCTGGTTCGACACCACCCAGGCCGACCACGATGCTGCCGCCGCGCTGTTCTCTGAGTTCGTGCTGCGGTGCCGGGATGATGATCACCCGTCCCCGGTTATTCGCGCGAACGCTCGGGCTTACGTGCAGCGGCTTGGCTCCCAGGCCCGCGCACTCTACGATGACATCCATCTCGGACGCCACGGGGCGTTCACGGACCAGGGCACTGGCTACGGGGACTACCGCAATTTCCGCTGGCAGCGTGCCAAGCAGCTCGGTCACGCTGAGACTCTGCGTGCCGTCATCGAGCAGGCGGAGGCGCGGGGAGGGCGGGCTGAGGTCAGGTTCGAGGGCAGGATGATCAACCCGGCCGACGTGGCGACCGTGCGGGCAGCACAATGGAGGTCCCAGCGATGAAAACTATCGTGGTCACGATCGAAGGGGTGTTGCGCAAGCTCACCGACGGCTCCCGCATCAGCGAGGGCGTCAACCTACTGGTCCAGCTCACCAACATGCACGATTCCCAGCATCCCTACAACGTGGTGTTCCTGACGCACGGGGACGCGGCGTCGGTGGAGGAATGGCTCGACATGTGCGACCTCTCGGGCCTGGTGCTCGGCGCGCGGGAGGACCGGGTTGCCCAGCTCCGCAGGATCAGGCACGAGTGGGGCTACCCCATCGAGCTAGTCCTGGAGCCGGACCCGGCTATCGCCGCAGATCTGATGGCCAATGGCTACACCACGCTGCTCTGGTTATCGCCTGGCTACAGTCATCCAGAATGGCGGCCGGACAACGAGTACTCCATGCGGACCTGGGACGAGATCAAGAGCAGCCGCAAGAAGGATATTCACCGTCGTACGACTGACGTGCGACTCTCGGGAGGAACACTGTGACCGTCCTGTATTTCGGCGGGGGCGAGTCGGGGGAATGGAGGCCGTTCCTCGCGGAGATGGGCGTCTCCCACGTCTCCATGTCCTACGTCGGATTGTCCAAGCGGCTGAAGCTAGCTAGGCCGTGGTCGATCGCTGATCATTTCCCCGAGGACACGCACGTCCTGCTCGATGCCGGGGCCTACAGCTTCAACCGCGCACCCCGGGAGGGCGAGGAGCCGCTGACCGAAGAGGCAGCGATGGAGCTGGCGACGAACTACATGTCGTTCGTCACCGCCAACATCGACCGGGTGGACGCGGTCACGGAATTCGACTGCCTGTCGCTCGGGAAAGACTGGCTCAAATCGATGCGCCGGGACTTCTATGATGACCTCCCCGAGGACAAGTTCATCCCGATCTGGCATGGCGGGCGGGTAGAGCTGGAAGAGCTGGCTGCTCGATACGACAGGATCGGCATCCTGCGGGCCGATATCAGCGACAACTCCGTGCCACTGCTCAACGCCACCATGACCCAATATGACGTGAAGCTGCACGCCCTCGGCATGACCAAGCCGGACATGATCGAGGCCGTCAAGTGGGACTCCGTCGGCAGCCTCTCCTGGATTGACCCGAGCATGAACGGGTCCACCATCATCTGGGCGCAGAACAAGCTCCACTGGTACCCGAAGAAATTCAAGGACCAGGCCCGCAAGAGGCACCGCTCGTACATCGAGCAGCAAGGCTTCGACGTGGAGAAGATCATCGCCGATGACCGCAAAGAGGTGCTGCGGCTCTCGGTGTGGTCCTGGCAGCAGTACATGGACTCGATCGGGGGGGATCGAGTTACTCCCCACACGTCATGGGCTCCGGGACAAAACGGGGAACGGGGGTCATCAGCAGTTGATCCCCAGGGGGGTGAAGGGCGAACGCCCAGGTTGCTCCCTGCCGTCCCGGAGCGCCGTTCTCAGAAGCTTTTGCCGGTCATCGGTGTCACGAGTGCCCCGGACGAAGAGGGCCGGGAGAATGGCGCTGAGGGCCTTGTAGGGGCATCTCCCAAGAGCATGATGCGGTGTGACACGTGTGTCATCCGTGACGTGTGTCCTGAGTTCCGGCCGAACGCCGAGTGTGCCTACGAGCTGCCAGTTGACCTGACGTCCAAGCGCCAGCTCACCCACGCCTTCGACACGATCCTGAGCCTGCAATTCCAGAGAATCGCGCGCATGACGATGATTGAGCAGCTCCAGGGTGGCTACGCCGATGCGAACCTGAGTGCGGAGATGGACCGCTTCACCCGCATGACCAAGGTCAAGCTGGACGCCGAGAAGCAAGGGATCTCCATCAACATCGAAGGGACCGGCGACGCCGGAACCGGAGCGATCTCGCGGCTGTTCGGGCGGGACGTCGGCGATGCTGCGACGGCCCTGCCCGCACCCGTCCACACGGCCGAGATCCTCAGCGTGGAAGCCACGGTGGTGGACGCCGGGGATTAACTTCCGCGCGCCGGAGATCCGGGGAACTATGTATCCCATGAAGTTTCCTGCTCAGCCGAGTTGCATGGCTCGTGACTCTCGTGTAAACTCATACTTGTAAGGCAGCGGGAACGAGGAGGGGCACGATGAGCGACACCGAGACCAGCACCTGGACCTGGAACCTCAGCAACTACGAGCTGGAGCTGACCCAGGAGAAGCTGGCCAAGATCAACGCCCGAGCCGCCAAGAAGGGCCTCGGCGCGGGGAGCCTGGAGCTGGAGGTCGTCAAGACCTTCGAGGTCACCGAGACCGACGAGCACTCGGGCTTCGAGATCACCCGGGTGGTCAACGAGGTCGCCATCACCGGCACCGCCCCGCAGCTCAACGGCTGGGCCTTCATCGCGGTGCTGGACTTCGACAAGAACGCCGGGCTGATCACCAAGGTCGTGCCCGGCTACGAGGGCAAGATCGACCGGTCGGGCTTCGTGGAGGGGGCCTGCGACCACTGCCACGTCAACCGCTACCGCAAGACCACCTACCTGGTCCAGCACGAGGACGGCACCACGAAGCAGGTCGGCAGCACCTGCATCCGGGACTTCCTCGGGCAGGAGTTCTCTCCGACCTTCATCTACGCCAAGGACAGCGAGGAGCTGGCGGAGGAGCTGGGCTTCGGAGGCTACGGCGGCTACGGCGACGCGGACGTCACCATAGAGACCGCCCTGGCCGTCGCCTGGGCAGCCGTCACCGAGTACGGCTTCGTCAAGAGCAACGCCGCCGAGTTCGGTGGTGGCGAGGTCCCCACCAAGACCCGCATCTCCCAGGTGCTCTTCCCCGCGAACAAGGAGCCCCTCCGCAGCGAGCACCTCGCGGTCGGCGCGAAGCTCCGCCCCCTCGCCGAGCAGGCCAAGGAGCAGGCCAAGCTGATCCGCGACTACCTCCTCAGCGATGCCTTCGCGGGCGACAACGAGTACGTGGTTAACCTCAAGGCGATCCTCTCCGCCGACCGGGTGAGCAGCCGCTTCTTCGGCCTCCTCGCCTCCGCCCCGCAGGCTTGGGCTCGCGGAGTCGAGCGGGACCTCAAGCGCCAGGCCGAGACCAGCGAGATCAAGAACGAGTTCTTCGGGGAGACCGGGGACAAGGTCGAGCTGACCGTCCAGGTCAAGAGCATCCGGTCCACCCCCGGCTACGCCTACAACTCCCCCGCCACCGCGATCTACACCCTGGTGACCGACGACGGCCACCTGGCCAAGTGGTTCACCGGGACCTGGGCTCTGGGCGAGGAAGTCACGAACCACACCTTCAAGATCAAGGGCTCGATCAAGAAGTTCGACGAGTACAACGGCACCAAGTCCACGGTGCTCACCCGGGTCAAGGTTCTGGAGGACATCGCCCCCTCCGTCTGACCACCCTTCTGAGCGGAAGCCCCCTACCGGCTAGTATGAGCGGGTAGGGGGCTTCACCAATTTCAGGAGTGAGAATGGCTCAGGACAAGCAGCGCGCAGACAAGCGCGAGGAGACGCAGGCCGAAGAGTTACCGGCCCGCCCGCAGGATGAGGAGCTGTCCGCCGACGTAGACAGCATCCTGGACGAGATCGATGTGGTGCTGGAACCCAACGCGGAGGAGTTCGTGTCGCAGTACGTGCAGAAGGGCGGCGAGTGATGGGTCCGCAGCCCGGCACGATCGGCTTAGTCCCGATCGCGGGCAACGTCGGCAAGCTCATCCGCTTAGGGCAATGGCTCGCGGAGAACCCGATAGCGAGCTGGCTGCACCGGAACACCGAGCCCAACCTCCAGCACGCATTCGTGCTGTTAGACGGCGGCAGGCTCATCGAGGCCGAGCCCGGGGGAGCCCGAATCAGGGACCTCTCGGAGTACGAGGGTATCGACGTCTACTGGTGCTCCAACATCGCGGGGGAGTTCACCCCGGCACAGTTAGAGCAGGCCGCTGTCAAGGCACTTCGGTACGAGGACGTGCCCTACAGCTTCACGGACTACCTCTACCTGTTCGTCCACCGGCTGCACCTCTGGTTCCCCGGACTGAAGTACCTCATCCAGCGATCAGGGCATGTCATCTGCTCGCAGCTCGCCGATGGCGCGTACGAGGCTGCTGGCCTGAAACTCTTCAGGGACGGGCGCTGGTCGGGGGATGTCATGCCCATGGACATCTACGTTCTTGACCAGTCTCTCCAGCGTTAACACTCCCGTAACATACTCCCCTCTCCTCCCTGTCTCCGTAAACGCCATTGACAGCCATGTGCACGCTCGACTATGCTTTACTCATACCCGGGGTAGGACCGGCGTGTAACTAGGAGAAGTTCTAGCAGACAGGCAGCGGGGGGAGGAGAGCTAGGTGCTCATGGCATCGAATGCGTACATACCTACGATGCAGCCGAAGCTGAGGAAGTCGGCTGGCGGACGCCCGCAGACGGAGGTGACGACCGCGTTCAACAAGATCCTCATGGACTCATTCTGGGACCAGGAGGGCAGGTACGCACGGGTGCGTACCGAGGTGGACAGGGAAGAGATCAAGGCTCTGCGGAGCACGCTGCGCCTCGCGGCCAGGAGGCTGACTGAGGAGCGCGGGGCAGAGCTGCTGGACGACCCGGATCGGGACGAGCTGAAGGTCGATCTCCTGGTCACTAACCAGCGCGGTGAGGAAATCGCCCGGGGCGGCGCACGGGGTAAGACGGACTGGCTCGGGAAGATCCCCGGGGATGGGAAGTACGTGCTCTGGTTCCGCATGCACAAGCCCCTCGTGACCGGCGAGCGTGCCCGGCAGAGGGCGGACGCCTTACCTGGAGACGCCTTATTACTTTGCGCTGGTAGCGGCTGGATCGGAGACGGTCAGCCGCTATCAGTGCGTTTGGGGTCTCCTCGTGTGACGACTGGGTCACTAGAAGTTCTATGGCAAAAAGTGTTGTAGTTGCTTAGCCTATGCAATCTAATTACCAGGAGTTTTGCACTCCCCCGCGCCGCGCCCGCGCACCACATGCCGTTGCTAGCTGATTCAGGGGAACGAATGATCATCATGTTGACACTTCGATCTGGCAAGGTGCGGTTCATCGAGGTTGACGACGTTCTGCACGATCTCCCGATGGCAGCCCGAGGGGCAGCCGATGGGCAGCACCTCCTGGCCATCGATAGCCATGCGCAGCCCGGGGTGCTGATGGATAACGGCACGTCAAACCCCACGCAGCCATTTGCAGCCTATACGGGGGCTTGATGCCCATGTAGGCTCAACCCGCAGGTCAGACGCTCGCCGCAGCCTGTCTGGCAGCCTTAGCGCGATCGAGTATCTGAGTGATGGCCATGCTGACGTCCACGATCGCGGGAGCATGGGGCGCGATGTAGGACTTCCTGGTCGTGGACTCGTTGGAGTGCCCGAGCGCCTTCGCGATGTCCTTCACGTCCACCCCCTCGTCGTCCAGGATGCTGGCGAACGTCTTCCTGGTCTCGCGGGGAACCCAGTCCCCCTCCAGCCCTGCCCGACGGCACAGCCGTGCGAAGGGCCTGCGAACCTGGGTGTTGTTGAAGCCACGGCCAAGCCGGTCGGTGAAGACACGGCCTGTCTCCGTCCACAGCTCGCCCGCCGCTGCGCGCCATGATGCCTGGCGGAGCTGGTGCTCGGCCAGCGCATCGACGGCGGTCGGCTCCATCCCGATACGACGCTTGGACGCCTCGGTCTTCGTGCGGTCCTGGAACCGGTCACCGCGCTGCACCCAGAAGAACGGGGAAGGCTGGGACAGGCTGATGTCTGTCCACTCGAATGCCCGTGCTTCGTCAGGCCGTGCGCCACCGAGGAGCGTGAGGGCCACGTAGGGCCACAGCCACGCGTCATGGTCCTCGGGGCGCTCATCCCACAGCCACTTGGAAAACTCCAGCAGAGTGAGGATCTGGGCCAGCGTGAACCGCTTGGTGGGACGCCCGGCAGCCCGCCCCTTCGGCGGCTTCGTCGCCCTGACCGACTCCAGCGTGTCCCGGTCGGTGAGCCCGCGTGACATCGCGTACGCCACCGACTGGAGTGCGATGCTCTTGAGGTGGTGCATGGTCTCGTCGGCCACCTCCTCGCGGATGCTCTTGAGGTAGTCGTAGAGGTTGGACCCGAAGAACTCGCGCATCGGGAGGCGGACCAGCGGGACGTCCGTGTACCTCGCGGCGACCAGGTGCTCGTTCGTGCGCACCGTCTTCGGGGCGAGATCCTCATCGTCCCGCTGCTCGCGCCTCCACTCCAGCCAGTCCTGGATGCACTGCCCGAACGTGTAGCTGTCGGGGGAGCGCATCTTCTTGTAGCTCTCCGTCTTTCGCTGATCGACGCGCTTGACGAACTCAGCGTACGACTCTCCCGCCCGCTGCTTCAGCGTGAACCCGTTCTCGCCCTTGAGCTGGAACTGGTAGCGGCCAGCCATGCTCTTGGGCTGCGTGTACGAGCCTTCGCCCTTGCGCCTGCGCGTCCCGCCGTCGGCGACCACCCTCTTCGCGGTCATGCCGCCACCAGCATCGCGTGGTAGGTCTGTGCCTTCGGCGTGGCGACGTGCATGCGCTGCTTCACGGCGCGGACGGTGATGCGGAGGCCGTGCTCCAGCTCGTGCTCGAACTCGGCCTTGAGCGCGGCGAGCAGGTCACTGTGCTCGGGCTTGGGCGTGACTGCCTTGCGCGGTGTGCTCTGCTTCGGCGTGCTCCGCTTTTGTACCCGCCTCGGGGTACAAACGTTGTCGTCCTCGGTAACGGGCACGGGCACAGGCGCGGGGGGAATCACGATGGGCTTGTATGCCGCCAGGAGCCTCTGTGAGGCACCGAGCACGTTCTCGGACACAGTCACGGCCTCGCGTGCTTCAAGCAGCGCAGCGTGCCCCTCCAGCGTGCTTACGACCATGTCGTAGGCGGCGAGCACAGGAGCGTGCTCCAACTCGGGAGAGTGTGCCCGGTGTGCCAGCCATCGCTCAAGCACGAAGGTCGCGATGAACAGCGAGACCGACGGCACGCCTGCCCAGATGGCAGACCAGATCCCGAACTGTATGCCGCTCATCACGTTGGCATAGACAGAGATGATGAGGCCGATGCTGATCGCAACCCAGCCCGTCTTCATCCCGTCCAGGAGCGCCAGCGAGCCGACGGTCACGAGGCCGTCAACGGCCAGCGCGATCACGTAGGCGATCTTCGGAGGCTGGTGCAGGACCAGGCTCAGCTCAGTGATGTGCCAGTACGATGCCCACGCGGCTACCCCGGCGACCAGGATGATGGCCAGCGTAGCCACCCATCGGTTCTTCACAGCGTGCCCTCCAAGAGATGGATTACGAGGGCGAGTTTACACGCGATGCACGATGAGCGCAAGTCCATCACTCGGCGCTCGCAAGATACTCATCGATGGCTGTCGCGGGGATGAGGCGGCGGTTGCCTGCCTTGAGACTCTTGACCTGCTGGTCCCGCAGCATGTCATTCACTAAGTCACGCGACACGCCTAACATGTCGGCGAACTCCTGGATGCTGTACGCGATGCGCTCCATGGCTCTCCCTGGCTACTCGGGGCTGGTCGAGTCACCGTATGCGGGAGAGGGTCATCACGTCAGAACTGGTACCCCCCGGCCCGGGTACGTGACACCTGACCGAGCCGGGGGGAGCACTATTTGAATTCGCGCCTCAGCACGACCAGCATGAGGCCTAGGTCGTTGCCGAGCATCAGCGGCGGGCCGCTCAGCTTCTCCCGCCTGAACTCCCAGGGTGACGCGCACCAGCCCAGGGCCGGGCCGCGCTTGATCTCGTCGGACGGATGAGTGCGGAGCCACTTCTTCATGGCCGCCAGCTCGTCATCGGTAGGCACGTTGATGACTGGCATCGGAACTCCATCTCGTGGGGCGTGCCGAGACCGTATCACGCCGAGCCATGCCAGTCCATGAACTTAGGTGGTGATGGGTGCCCTGAGCTGCATCGATAGGCTGAAGTCGTGCGAGTTGACTATGAGTCGGATGTGCCGCCGTATAAGCAGGTGGCAGCCGACATCAGGCACCGCATCGACTCGGGGGAGATCACCAGGACTGTCCCGGGCATCACCCGGCTGATGCAGGAATACGGCGTGGCTCGCACCACAGCCCGCAAGGCGCTGCTGCTCCTGCGCGATGAGGGTGTGATCCGCATCGTGCCATCCTGGGGCAGCTTCGTCAGTTCTGACGACAGCGGATCTGCGAGCTAACCTGATGGCGTGATTTCATTAAGCATGCAGGTCGTGCCCGAGAGGCACGGCACACTCGGCTCATACGTCAAGTGGGAGAACATCCCCGCTACGCACACCTCCGAGGGCAACCACTCGGGCATGATCTTCTACCACGGAGATCGCCTGCCCGCCACTCCTGGCCCCGCTGGCAGGACGCTGGTCGCACTGGAGATCGTCCCCGGCTATGACGGCCCCGTCAATGAGACTGTCGTGCACACCGCGTTCCGCACCCAGAGCAACCTGGACGACGGCGAGATCCGCTTCGTGCTCGACAAGCTGTACGCCGGGAGGGCCTGATGTACACATATCCGAATCTGCTCGATCTCGCCCCTGCTCGCCGGGAGCCCATCAAGCTCAAGAACTGCTTCGTCTGCGGCCGGTTCGGCAAGCGCAGGCAGGATTACGGGACAGAGATGACGTGCACGCGCTGCACGGATGTCTTCTGGTTCGCCCATGAGGCACCCGCGAAGCAATGGGGGAAGACGCGGACCTTCCACAGCGCCATGACCGAGCCGCCTAACGGTGCTCCGTGGGTCCGGGAAGAACTGTACTTCGACCATTCCCAGGGCCTCGTGTGCCTGGCATGATGTGCACTCATGAGGAGCCCGACACCTGGTTCGACCGGGAGCTGTGTCCTCCGCCGTGCGGATGGATGCATGACCGGTGTGTCAAGTGCGGGCTCCCGGTTGACGTGGCGTGCGCCTTCGAGGTGGAGCGCCTCGCGCAGACGTGATGTACACGCCGTAGACATCGACGGCGCACCCCCGCTTGACGAACACGCGCACGGGCTTGACCCCCACGAGAAGGGGCAGCCCGTGCTCTCTTATCTTGTCCCGGTACTCGCGGGCGAGTTCCCATGCCTCATCTCGATGGTCCCTGGTCTCCATCAGCCTCTCGAAGTGCTCCACCTTAATTCCTCTCCGGTCGCCCTCCAGGAACGCTACTTCCCGTTCCCGATTGACGCAAACACACGCGTACCATGAACAGATGGGCACCATGACTCTCCCCGCGCGCAGGCAGCGGCACAGGCTGCGCATCGCGCTGCTCCATTTCTGGATGCGCTTATCGCGTCACCACGCACGGGGAATGGGGAAGATGGAGGACTATCTCTCCAGGCCCCATGGTGAGTATCACTGGTGCGAGCACTGCGAGAAGAGCCGGTGAACTATAGCAGCCTGGGCATGGCCCTGGTCCTGCTCGCCATGGCCGTCGCGATAGCCATCCTGATCTCGGGGAGACGCTGGTGAGCGCCATGGACAACATCTCCAAGACCCAGTTCATGCCGGTCGCTGCGCTGCTCGATCTGCACTCCCAGGATGCCCTGGCCGAGCGTCACTACGTGGACATCGACGCCGTCCACGGGGACCACACTAGGGTCCGGGACGTGGAGGCGGCCAAGGCCGACTACATAGCGGCCAACCCCAGGTACCAGGAACTGGATGAGCCCATCCGCTCGGGCAGCATCGATCCTGTCCTGCTCCACCGCACCGACTCGGGGGAGAATGAAGTGCTCGAAGGACACCGCAGGATCACGAGGGCGCACCAGCTCGGGGTGGAGAGATTACCGGTGTCCTATGACCCGGGCAGCCAGGCGCACATGTGGGAATGGGCCGACTGACTAGCGCTGGGAGGAGATATTGCCAAAAGGTGATATCACCAGACGCTAATATCGACGTCAGCCTGCTCGACTCCGATATCGACGTACGACGACACGATGCTGATGTCGGCGATCGGTGACAATAAGCTGGCAAGCCGGGGACGTGAGGATATGCTAACACGCGGGAAGGTGAGGATATCCCCACTTACGTAATCCCTATCGCTACCGCTAGGGTTTACGCAACCTGCTCGGTCTCCAGGGGGCGCTTCGTAATGTGCCATGATCCGCATGCGCATCTATAGGGGCGCAGCAGCGGGGCGACGTCCTTGTCATGGCATGCGATGCTGGCAAGCGCCCAGTCCTCGCTGGGGTATGACGGCTTCCCCCGCTCCGCGCAGAGAAGGCGCTCGCGCCTCCTGTACTTGCAGGTCCGCCAGCTAGGCTTTGCCTTCTTGGCACACGATTTCGAGCAGTACAGGCGCTTGACGCCCTCGTACTCGGGGAAGTAGCCGGTGTCGTCGCAGAATACAGTCCCGCACCTCACGCAGACCACTGCCTAGCTCTCCAGGTTCAGGAAGACGGTGATGGCCGTGGCGATCTCGCGGAGCTGCTCGCCGGTCAGCTCGGTCAGTGACGTGCTCTGCGTCTTGTTGTGGTTGACCCGCAGCCTGTAGCCGCCATGGTCCTCGGAGATCTCGGCGAAGGGCTCGGGGGAAGCGTAGGTGTCCATGACCTCAGTCTCCCACCTGCTCGTCGTGCTGTCAGAACAGGGCTGCTCGCCCCCAGGATTTCGGGGGAAATGGGTAAGCCTACATAAGGACATAGGACAGTAAGGGATAGCAGGGCGGGCATAGGGGCGTCTATGACCAGTAGGCTAGCCATTCCCAGCAGCCCATTGCCATTCCCCAGCGGAGTAACAGCCATTCCCCATTTACATGGCCTGTCCTCCAGACCTATTCCCCAGCGCCATTACCCATCCCTGTCCGGGGCCGCTAATCATCTAAATTCCGAATTAGCTGATAGGTGGCCTCCTTGGTGGCCGATTCCGGGGGCTCGTTGCGAGCGTTGTAACCGCGTACTATGCCTTCCATGCCTGGTCAGGGGCCTAATTCCACGTGGTGTTCTAATCAGGGCAGCCTGTTTGGCAGCCTACGGGCCGACGTGATAGCCTCAGCGCCGTTCGAGTGATTCGAACACAGGGGCATTGGGGCGCGGATGTTGGAATCGGGGGCGATCGAACATGATTAGCGGCCTCGATGTGCGTTTGTGCGCTCGCGAACCCATACCAATCTCGCGTTTCCGCAGGTCAGGCGGGGGGTACCGTTAAACCAATGTTTGATCGTGTTGAGCGCGCCCGTAAAAATAATTGTCTCTGAGCCCGAATTCCCGAATAGTGGCCTCAAGGGGTTGGCGCTAATGGAGAAATTCGAGAATTAGGCGTTCGAGGAGCCAGGCAGTTGCGTGCTTACCCCAATTAGGAATAAGCCAGGAATTTCGGGGGGCATGGCCTGTTCTGACGTCCTGGTCAGGCTGGGGTAGCGTGGCGGCATCATTGACCATCACCATGGAGAATCATTATGCAGGAATTACCGCGCAGCCACCGTTTCACGGTCGAGATCGACGGCTCGGAGCTGGGAGTCATGTCGGTCACCGGACTCGCGCCGAGGCAGCCTGACGGCTCTAAGTCAGTCGTCCGGATCACGCGGGCGCTCTGCCCGCCCTATGACTACCTCCGGTCCTGGGTCCGGCTGGCGGACTGGCGCAACGTCCGCGTCACCCTCCTGGAGTCGCGCCCTGTCTACGTCGGCTCCGGTCACCGGACTGTGGAGACGGCCGGGAACGAGCCCGTCATGACCTTCGAGTTCAGTGCCAGGCCGAAGACGTACTACTACTCCGAGCTGGACGCGGGGTCGAACCGGCTTTTCACGGAGAACATCCAGCTCCAGGTCGAGCTGATGAAGATCACCTCGAACATCATGACCGACGACGGGCAGCCCTGTTCTGACAGCCCGGAGGATCTCGCGTAGGTTCCGGGGACATCATCAACCGGCCAAAATGGAGGCCATCATGAAGTACAGCAGGTTCGAGATCCAGCAGCGGACGCGCAGCGTGTCCGGCGGGTTCCACTGGAGGTCCAGCGGCTTCCAGCGCTACGTCACGGCCGAGGATGCCTTCAAGGCCCTGGACAGCCACATCCAGACTGGCCTCTATCACGAGGATGACTTCCGCGTCCGGGAGGTGACCGTCCAGGAGACCTACGTGACGGTCGAGCGGGAGAAGCCGGAGTCCCGGGCGGAGAAGCTCGCCAGCTACATCGAGAAGTCCCAGTCCCCCGAGTGGCTCCAGGATCTCCTCGTCAACTACGAGCGCCGGATCAACAAGCTGGAGCAGCGGGTCAGCCAGCAGTAGGACCAAGGTCCCCGAATTCACGGCCAATTCCGGTTTTCGGGGGGCCTTGCCGTGTCCGGGCCGCCTCCTGGTTCGCGAGGACGATCACCATGCCGGTCAGGCGTATCGCCCGGAGGATTCCCCGTTTTGACAAGATCGTGAGTCGCGTGTAAAGTCAGTTCCATGAGTGAACTCGCCACGGAACTCCGCCGCCTTTCCCGCCTCCGCCGGAACAGCGCGAACTTCGAGAAGATCCAGGTCCAGCTCCGCGAGCTGGACGAGCACCATGAGGAGGCCGACTACGCCATCCAGGCGGCGGACGAAGCCGCGTCCGTCCTCCGGTCCCTCGCGGTGCACCTTGAGGAGGCGGGCGACGAGAACCCGCTCCTCCCGAAGGTGACCGTCCAGCAGGTCGAGCAGTTCCTCGCGCTCCTGCCCGGGTCCGAGGAGACCGGGGACGAAGGCGCTTACGAGCTGCTCCAGGAAGCCGACCAGTACGCCGAGGAGTACGACCAGGTCCGGGAGGACAGGGAGTACGACGCCGAGGCGCGCGAGGAAGTCTGGGGCGCGCTCGCCGACTCCCTGAACAGCATCGCCGACTACCTGGACCCGCAGACCGAGGAGAACTGATGGCAAAGGGCGCGACCAGGGAACAGGTCATCGACCGCGCGATGCAGCGCCTGTACGGCAACGCCGGTCCCGAGGAGGAAGTAGACCCGCGCGTCATCCGGGCGATACTGGCCGATGTGTTCGACGCGGGCTGGTCACGGCACGTCAGCTAAGCGGAGGACGAGGAGAAATGACCGTCAAGGAGGAGCTTCTCGCGGATCTCGACCGCGCCTACGCGACCGCCAGCAAGGCGCTCCAGGCCGGGGAGATCTCGGTCAAGGAGTACACGGTGATCGGGATGCAGATCGCCACGGCCATCGACTACACCAACGGATCGCGCAACGTACGGGAAAGGTTCGGCGGATGACTATCAAGCGCATCGACAAGCGGGAAGACCTCGTGAAGTTCGCCCGCGAGCACCAGCTCCGGGGCGACTGGCACGAGCCGGATGAGGTGGAGATCGACGCCGAGTTCCACGGCGACAACTTCGACAACGCCGGGTTCTGGGGCCATGACCGGGACGGCGAGCCCCGCTCGTTCGGCGAGGGGCAGCAGGAGATGTACGTCGTCCTGCGGCACGAGGGCTTCGAGGTCGCGGAGGTCAACCTCGCGACGCTCTTCTCCTGGGCTACCGAGGAGACCGCGCCCGCCGCGCCCACCGAGGAAGTGCGGAACCGGGCCAGCGCGATCGAGCAGGAGCTGATGGGGCTGGAGGCGCAGATCTCGGAGCGGAGGCTGGCCCTCCGCAAGATCGCTGAGGGCTAGGCACGGGAAGGCCCCCGGGACGGTTGGAGTGAAATAGGTTGCTCCGCCGACGCCCGGGGGCCTTGTCATTTCAGAGCTTCGGCCGGACCCAGGCCGCCGTGTGCTCCATGCTCGTGTGCGTCCCGGTGTCGCGGGCGACCTGCCTGAGATAGTTCGCCCAGTCGTGGGCCATCGGCCAGCACTCCATCGGGGGAACCTGTTCGACGGGCAGGTCCCTCAGTCCTTCCAGGACCCGCTCCAGCAGCTCTCGCGGGGGACGCCGCCACTTCGGCGGCGGGGTCTCCTCCGGGACTGGCATGCTCGCCATGGCGTCCCGGAGCCGGGCCTCCAGTTCCACCGGGCCGTCAGGGAGGCCCCGCAGCCCGTCCAGGATGCGCCTGAGTATGCTCTGCGGCGGCCACTTCCACTCCTCGGTCGGCTCGTCCTCCGACGGCCTCTGGGGCGGCACGGGCTCGTCGGCCCAGGCTAGCGAGCGGACCCAGTCCGTGTTGTCTTCCTCGCGGAACTCGTGCCGTCCGCGCTTCCAGAAACGGAATCTCATGTCGTCCCCTTCCATATTCGGAATTTCGGGGCCTAGCGGCGCACCGCGCCAGTCGGCAGGTGTGCGTGGCCTCGGGGTGCTGCACTGCCTCCCGGCTGCCTCCCTCACGGTGCGCCGCTAGGTGTCTGCGGGAGCCCCGGACTCTAAAGGGGGTGACCCTGTCCGGTCGAGCCCGGGACTCCCTGGCGACGGGGCAAGGGGGGTAGGGGACCTCACCTCCGTCTCCGGACGGGGCAGACCCCCCGCGCGGCACGGGCTGCCGCGACTGCCTCATCTCCCCGAAAACTACTCCCGTAACCCGCTCCTGTCACGGGCTTGTGACGCAAATCACACTCCCTAAATTCTCCCCTAATCCTGGTTTTCCCGGCCCTGCGGTCTGTTCTGACACGACGGCCCCGGCCTGGCATGCTGGAGACATGGAAGACCACCGCTTACTGATCCCCGGCTATCCCTCGAACTGGAGAATCCGGGAGGGCATCGACGAGGGCGAGAGGATCATGGTCCTCGGGAGATCGATGCTCCTGTCCCATCGGGCGTTCGACGAGGACGCCAGCTTCAGCGCGACCATGAATTCCCTGACGGCGGAGATAGCGGAGAACGACGACGAGGACCCGTTCGGGGAAGAGGACTTCCAGTTGTAGCGCCAGCGCAGAGGCTTGGTATCTGCGACCGGGAGTAGAATTACGGGAGAGACTACAGCTTCCGGGATCGCAGTCCCGGGAGAGGGCGTCAAGGGGGGATTTTTCATGTTGCCTCCTCCTAAGCCCGGCTCATGATTCCTTTACCCTTCGAGGAGAGGCCGGTGCTGCGCCTTCGAGGGGCGGGTTGAGTCCAGCCATTGGCCTGGCAGGATTCCCCGCCTCTTTCTAATCTTGCGATCCACGTGTAAACTAATGCCTGTCGAGTTGAGGAGAAGCTTATGGAATCAGTAGCATCCGGGATGTGGATGACGCCGGACGAGGAAACCCAGTTGGCTGACGAGAAGATCGTCGCCCAGGTCATAGCCCTCTGGAACGAGGGCAAGTCCCTGCGGGACATCGGGACCGCCGTCGGGAAGAGCCATGCGTTCGCCCGCGAGGTTCTGCGCCAGCAGGGCATCGACACCTCGGTCAAGCGGCCCCGCGACACGTCTTCCCGGGATGGCCGCGTGGTGGAGCTGTACACGGCCCCTGAGCGCCCCGACGTCCAGCAGGTGTCCAACGCCACCGGACTCGCTTACAACACCGTACGGGCCATTCTGGGCCGCGCAGGGGTACTCAGGGACCGGGGTCCGGAGTCCAGCCCCGAGGCGAAGCGGAACCGCCCCGCGATCCCGTACCGGCCTTCCGACGAGACCCGGGCCTGGCTCGAAGAGTACGCACGCGAAGCGGCGATCTCCCTGGACGAGACGATCGACGAGGCCGTGCAGAGCTTCCGGGGAGAATCCCCGGGGGAAGAGAAGGAGAAGTAATGCTCTGGATACTCCTTTGGACCCTGGTCGGCTTAGCCGGTCTGGGTGTCCTATCCAGCATCATATTCCTGGGTGCGTTCGGCTGGATCGCCAGCCGCGTCTACGGTGGAATCCTGGACATGCTCTGGGGGCGCAAGAACGATTAGCTAGGCCGCTGGTGGCCCGTCATGAACCGGTAGCCGGTTCGTCGGGATGTCCCCTGGATTTCCCTCGGAACGGCTTCCCCTAGCTGGAGCACGACATGATTCCCCTTCTTCTCGGCGCTGCACCAGAAGCGCCCGGTCGCGGGGGAATCAGTCATTTCACGGCAGAGCCGGGTGACGTCGCATTCCAATAAATTCCCCGGGCAGCGGAGGGGGTGGATGACCATCCATCCGTTTTCAGACAGTTCTATGATGTGCTCGCTGATCATGCGGGAAGGCTACCCGGGTACCCTGGGAATGATGACCCGCAATTACTGGGAGAGCCTCTGATGGCCAACGTTTTAATGTTCGACGATACCGATGTGGCCCTGTTACCCAGCGGCTATACCGCCTATGCCGGGTACGTGGACGGCATCTACGCCAACGTCAGCGCGATCCGTTCCCGGTTCCCGGGCGCGCACGTCCTCGCGATCGACGTCAACGCCTCCAACATCGGGGCGAACTGCCTGGACGTCGAGCCTGGGGACGCGACGAACGCCGCCGCCCTGGTCTGGACCAAGGCGAAGCTGTCCTCCAGGACCGGCACCCCGGTCCTCTACACGAGCGCGGGCAACGCCCAGTCCCTGATCAACGTCCTGGCTGCCGGGGGAGTATCCCGGTCGCAGTACCTGCTCTGGTCCGCCCACTACAACGGGGTCGAGCACATCTGCGGGCAGGACGGCTACCCCCAGGCTGACGGCACCCAGTTCACTGACACCGCCATGGGCCGGTCCCTGGACGAGTCCGAGGTCAACAGCTCCTTCTTCGGCTCCCCGGTCACCACGACCTTCCCGATCAAGCTGGGGCAGAGCGGTACCGACGTCGCGACGGTCCAGGGCTGGATCAACAAGTGGGCCAAGGAGATTGGCCTCGGCACCCTCCTGAAGACAGACGGCTCGTTCGGCCTGCTGACCGAGGTCGCCGTCAAGCTCGCCCTCGTGTACTGGCACTACAGCGCCGCGAACGTCGCCAAGGGCGAGGTCGATCAGTCCCTGTGGGACCACCTCAAGGCCGCCATCCCCGCGCCCCCGGCTCCCCCGAAGCCGGTCCCCTACCCGGCCCCGGCTGGCCTGGCTGTGTCCCCGTCCGTGTCGGTCACCCTGAGCTGGAAGCCGTCCGTCCTGAGTGGGAAGGCTGCGACTAGCTACACCGTCGCGCTCTACAGCTCCTCCGGCAGCCTGGTCAGCGACAAGACGGTCACCGGAACCTCCACCACCCTGACGCTCATGCACGGGCGGCAGTACGAGATCCACGTCTGGGCGAACGGCGGGCCGGTAGCGCCCCCGCACGCCACCGTGACCTTCACCGCGTAACCCAGTGCTGCAAGGCCCTGCACGCCAGAGACTCAACAACGCCAGCGCAGAGGCTTAGTATCTGCGACCTGGAGCTTGACGGGCAGGGCTTTGTCATATAGTTTGTGGAGAGCGGTTCTGGGAGAGGATTTTTCGGAGCCAATGCCAGCGCAACTGCCTAGTAGTTGCGACTGGAGAGCAGTAGCGGGAGAGGATCTGAGGAGGCCCCTTGACCACCACATTCGAGGAAGTGCTTGGCGTCCGCGTGGATGACCTGAAGCCGACCGACACCTGCGACGCCACCGCGTCCGGTACCGAGGCCGCCGTCGTCCGCGTCGCCAACGACTTCGGGGACGTGCTCGACCTGTGCGCGCACCACTTCGCTGCGCATGAGACCGCGCTCGACTTCCACGGCTACATCGTCCGCCGCGACAACCGCTCGATCCTGACCAAGAACTACAAGGGCCAGGCGGGGGAGTAGTTGAAGGACTGGAACCACAGGGCGTCGTGCCGGTACTACGACGCGACCCTCTGGGACGTGGAGAAGCTGTTCGGCCCCGGCGCTGAGAAGCGGATGCAGGAGCGCGAGGCCAAGGCCAAGGCGATCTGCTCGACCTGCCCGGTGCGCTGGGAGTGCGCCGAGTACGGCATCGAGAACGTGATCGAGTTCGACGCGATCGAGCAGATCTACGGGGGGTTCACCCCGGGAGAGCTGGCCGAGATGGTCGGCTCCGAGAAGAAGCACGTCTCGGGGGTCCTGACCTTCCGTGACGCCAAGCTGAAAGAGGCAGCGTTATGAGCAGCACCGAGGTCGAATACCGCTTCCTCAAGGAGTGGCGGGCGAAGGAGAACTGCAACTGGGTCCGGGCGAAGGTCGCTGAGCGCGGCCTGACCGAGGAGATCCAGGCGAAGGCCGTCGTGCTTGTCGCCGTGGCGCTGCTGGGGGCCAGCAATGCCCAGTAACTACGTCTGCCAGGTATCTGCGCGGAACAAGTACCGGGGCGACGGGTCCGAGCCCAAGAAGAACGCCCGCAGGCCCGGCTGGTACCAGATGCCCATTGGCTGCCTCGGCCGCTGCTGGTGCGGGGAGACGGTCGGGCACGAGTGGGAGGGCAAGCACGAGGGCCAGCCCCACCCGAGGTTCTCCCGGTGAGGCTCCTGGACGGCGAGCCCGTCGCCGAGCACTACTTCGAGCACGGGGTCCGTTACAACGACGGGACGGTCCACGAGGCCGAGGACGAGGCTGACGCCCGCTTACAGGCCGAGCTTTACAGCGCAGCTCGCGTACGGCGGGCCGTATATGTCATGACCTGGGAAGACGTGTCCGAGGGGGACCATTGAACAGCGACTACATCGAAGACGCCACTCTGACCGGCCTGCACAAGCTGCTGGACGACGGCAACAAGATCACCATCGAGCCGTTCAACGACCAGTTCGCGGTCGTCGTCAAGCCGCTCGGCGGCTCCCGGAGCTACTTCGGCGTCGGGAACGACATCCAGGAGGCCCTGGCCGACTCGCGGGCGCTCCAGGACGAGCTGGTGGAGGAGGGCTCGGCGTGAAGGATTTCGGGAAGGCCATCGGCCTTGGCATCGCCGTGGCGTTCGGAGCGTTCATTGTCGTGCTGCTGATGATCATCGCCTCCGCCCCGCTCCAGGGGTCTTCCCCGGGTATGACGACGGGGACGGTACAGTGAACGACCCGCGTGACGTGTACGTCCGCTGGCTCTACAAGACGGCCGGGGAAATCCTTCCCGGCGGCTCGTACAACCCCGGGCTGGAGGACTTAGTCCAGGAGGGCCGTATAGCCATCTGGAGAGCCCGGGACACGCACGACCCGGAGAAGGGTCCGCTGATGCCCTGGCTCCAGCTCTGCGCCCGGCATCGCATGCACAAGCTCGTCTGGGGCGATGAACAGCCTGTCGGCCATCAGCCGGTGCGCGGGGTCCGGCCCGTAGATGTCGTGGCGAGTCTCGATGAACTTCAGATCGATGAGAACCCGTGGATTCCGGGGGAAGTCCTCCCCGACCTTCCCGAGCCGACGCTGATGGCCGCGTTACGGGAACTGAGCCCGCAGCAGCGCGAGTACATCTACTTGAGGTTCTGGCAGGGAATAGAGCCTTCGAGCCGGAATCCCGGGACGGTCCAGGCAATGCGAGAGCACCCGATTCTCCGGAACCGATGGCTCTGGGCCAGGACCCGGGAAAAGCTCCGCAACGACCCGCGCATCCGGGCCTTGGCCCAATCTAGGTAAGGAAGACAATGTCACCTGCGTTCGTACTCGTCTGGCTGATCATGACCGGCATCGCCGGGTACATCGGCCACATCAAGAACCGCCTCGTCCTTGGCCTCGTGCTCGGGTTCCTGATAGGCATCTTCGGGATCTTCGTCATCGCGATCCTCCCCGCGAAGGCCGGTTCTGACACGCCGGGCAGCCCCGGGTAGAGTATCTCCCATAAGCCGTCCCGGGGAAGTTGAAGTCCCCGGATCTGCGCAGGGGGCGGCTACAACTGAATCCCCCCGAATCCGGTTCTTATACAGCACGAGGTGTTCTGTACTGGTCCACGGCCGGATTCGGAGGCAGTCTCTCGTAAGCTAACGGCAAACTGGGCGGTTGTTACCTGCCTTTTCCTGGTTCGAATCCAGGCGAGAGAGCGTAGGATATAAAGCAGGAAAGAGGGCGACGGCAGGTGCAGCGGGAGTCTCATAAGCTTCTCAGCTCCGAGTTTCGATTACCGGCGTCGCCACAAGGAGATAGGGTTCTTCTGATCTGAGGATTCTCCTTCATTCCCGGTACGCCACGGGTGACAAACACGGTGAGATCAGCGCCCGCCCGGAGCGAAATCCGGGTAACATCGCGGACGTAGCTCAGTGGCAGAGCAGCGGCTTCCAAACCCGCTTGTCGCAGGTTCGAATCCTGTCGTCCGTGCGCAGCGCCGCATGTGTGCACGCATGAGAAGCAGATGTCTCCCCCGTCGGTGCCGGGAGGAGAAAGGGATGGCTGCCGTAGGGCAGTAAGCGTTCCGGTCAATGGCCCGTACGGGGTTAGTCAGGCAGGGGATTGCTCTCCTGTAGCGCCCCGTACGGGCCATTCTCATTTCCCTGGCTCGGGGAAATATCCTTTGGGTACGAGGCGGCAGAAGAAACGATACTGTCGCTGCCCCAAGGAACTTAGGAGTTCCAATGGCTTACACCGAGGTAGTCACCACGCTGGGCGCGTTAGCGTCCGCCTACGCCACCGCTGCTGGTGCCAGCAACACCACCACGTTCTCGATCACCAACGCGGGGCGCACCGCCGACACCTTCACCTTCGCTAACGGCGTCGGCATCCGCTCCATCGCGTCGCGCACCGGCTTCGTCCGCGTCTACGACCCGACCCTGGGTGGGACCAAGTCCGCCGCGACCGCCAACCTGCCCCAGCTCACCGGTCCCGGCAGCGTCCTGGCGCACACCGCATACGACGACGCCGCGCCGTGGTACGCCGTGGGCTCCCCCAGCAACCTCGCGGGCGAGCTGACCACCCCCCCGACCACGGTTTCCCAGCAGGGCATGATCGAGGTCTTCCCGAAGGTCCCGGCGGTCGATGTCGTGAACGCCGCATCGGTCCCGACCTTCAAGTCGGACGCGCTCACGCAGATCGTGCTCACCCACGACTGATCCAGCTAGGTCCCTGACCTGGGAGAACGGCCTGTTCTGACACGTGGGGCCGCCTCGCCTAGTGTGTGTCTTACCGGAGAGAACTTCCGGGAGAGTACATACGGGAGAGGCGGCCCTTCGTCTTCCCCGAGACAACTAAATGACTACCCAGCGTGGTGGAACGGTTTACACAGAGTACTTAAAATACTCCGCCCTCGGGCATGCAGGTTCGAATCCTGTCGCTGGGACCACATCGCAACCGCAGGGTTGCACCATCTGCGGATCGCGTGTAAACTCAGTCAGGTAAGGCACCAAGCAGGAGGAACCTCAATGTCACGCAAGACCTTCAACGTCATCATCACCCCCGTGCTCGCGGGGGCCACGGGCATGCGCCTCGTGACGGCCAGCGCCCCGTTCGACTACGCGGCCGGGGCTTTCGCGCTGCTGGTCCTGACCGTCATCGCCGTCTGGGGAATCCTCAAGTGACCTCCCCCGGGATCAAGAAGGCGGCCTTCGAGGGGGTCGTGATCGGCCTCTGCCAGTACGAGGTCGCCGCGATCCTCTCCCGCAAGAAGATCCCGACGCTGACCCGCCTCTCCCGCAAGCAGAAGTGGCTCGCCCCGGTCCTCGTGGCCGGGCTGACCGTCCACCTCTTCCGCCAGTCCTGGAACTACACCGAATCGGGGGAATCAGCGTGATCACCAAGAGCCTGGGCCGGGACGAGATGTTCGAGGTCCGCTTCCCCGTGACAGCGGAGCACATCGCTCAGGGGGAGGCCGGGATGTGCTGGAGGTGCCCGATTTCCCACGCCCTGAACGAGATCTTCCCCGGGCTGGTGGCCGAGACCGGCATGCTCTCCGTCATCCTGTACGAGAAGCAGGACGACGAGCCGAGTCAGCCGGTCCTGCGGGCCTGGTCCTCGGACGAGGTCCAGCACTTCATCAACCGCGTGGACTACGAGAAGCACGCAGAGCCGACCCGGTTCGAGCTTGAGTTCAAGGCGCTCGTCCCCACCACCGTCACCTACGAGGAGGGCAAGTGAACAGGGACCTGCACACGCCGGAGGAGCTGGCGAGGCGGCATGGAACTGCTGCCCCGAACGCGCCGCACAAGAGTTCCGACCGCGCCCCCAGGAACCCCTACTGGTGGGCCGGTGGTGACTACCAGCCTGGCAGGTATCTGGAGCACGCCGAGCGGACCTGGGGCTTCAACACGATCCACTTCCGGGGGGAGCCGTTCATGACCCGCCGCTGGTTCGCCCGGTATGTCCTGTCCACGTTCTTCGTCCTCCTGGCGCTGCCGGTCATCATCCTGGTCCTGGGGGTCCTCCTGTGAGGATGGGCGAAGTAGTGGCCGCGCTGGAATCGGAGCCCTCCCCGCAGGAGTACGTCTCCACGGGCAGCCTCGTGCTCGACATGGCACTGCACGGCTGGCCGGTCGGCCGCGTCTCCGAGATCACCGGGGACTCGATGAGCGGGAAGACCACCCTTGCCTACGTCGCGGCTGCCGAGATGCAGAAGCTCGGGGAAGGCCCGGTCCTCTGGCTCGACTTCCGGGGGGAATTCTCCCCGCGCAAGGCCGAGCAGGCAGGTGTCAACACCGGGGCACTCCTGGTCGTGCACGGCATGCCGCGCTGGGACCTCGGGCCGATCAAGCACGTCGTGGCCGACGTCGTGACCGGCTGGGAGGACGCCGAGCGCTGCCTGGCTATCGCAGCCGAGGGCCGGACGGTAGTGGCCACCACCTGGAGGTACCGCAGGCTTCCCGGGATCTACCCGTGGGTTGACCTCAGCCTCCGGTCGGGCAACCACACCACTGCGACCGTCAGGACCGAGCTTTCGGGGGAGGCGACGGTAGCCGGGCTGGAGATCACCCCGAACGGCATCGACAGCGGCATGGAGCTTCTGGGGCTCGCGCAGAAGGCCGGGATGATCGACCAGCGGGGAAGTCACTGGTACCTCCGGCGCAAGGGGTCACCCACTACGGAGCACCTCGGCAGTGGCCGTGAAGCGGCTGCCAGGGAGCTGACCAGGCATTACAAGAAAATCTCGGGAGAAGTGCTCCAGGGTTTGACACGTACGTGAGTCACGTGTAAAGTCGTACCAGTAAGGCAAGGACCCCAGGACGCGAAAGCAGA